ACGTCGTGGCGCGGGGGTCCTCGCACGTCGAGGCGTGGGGGTCCTCGCACGTCGAGGCGTGGGAGTCCTCGCACGTCGTGGCGCGGGGGTCCTCGCACGTCGAGGCGCGGGGGTCCTCGCACGTCGAGGCGTGGGGGTCCTCGCACGTCGAGGCGTGGGAGTCCTCGCACGTCGAGGCGTGGGGGTCTGTTGCCGTCCACGTTCATTCCGAGTTCTCCGCAGTCGATCTGTTCAGTTTCGCGGTGGCCATCCTGGTGGTCGCCGCCGCGACGAAGGTAGTCAAGAAGTCGACAACGGCAACGATCGTGTTGCCGGTCGCGCCGACTGGAACTCCGGGGTGGCTGGAAGCTCACGCGATCGAGCCCTCTGAAAAGGTCGTCCTGTACAAACGGGTGTCGAAGGACTGGAAGACTCAGGAGGACACGCCGAACGAAACGGTATGGGAACCGGGGCGCACGCTCGAGCACGGCGCATGGAATCCGACCGAGGAGGAGTGCGGGGGGGGCAAATTCCACGCTGTCCCGCGTCCCTATTTCGGCGACGAGTTCCGTAGCGTCGTCGGGGACAGGTATGTAGCGATCGAGATCGCAGCTGCGGACCTGCACGCCTGGGACAGCTCACCGAGCTACCCGCACAAGATCGCGTTTCGCAAGGGGACGGTGCTGCGCGAGGTCGACCGGTTCGGCAAGGAGATGCCGTGATGCTCGTCGGTGAGCAGAGCTTTCCCGTCTGGGAATCCTTCGGCGCCGTCGAGGACGCCACCCGCGCCCTCTGCCTCGAGCCCCCGCTACCTCCCTACGCGGTCGTCGACGACGCGCACGACTGGCTCGTGTGGACGTTCGACTCGCTCGACGCGGCAATCGAGTTCGCGTGTGCGTCGGCGTCGTGGGGGTTCACGAGCATCGTCACGACGACGGCGGCGTTGCTGCCGATGCAGCGGAAGGCGCTGAGGGAGCGCAGGCAATGAACAGCAAGGGGACCACCAAATGGGGATGACGAAACAGCCGACGCTGGACGAGCGCTGGAGGGACGTCGAGCAGGCGATCACGCTGGCAATGAGCATGATCGTGACGGCGGAGGCCAGCCAGCGGACGCGGACGCAGGTTGATGAGTTCATCGGACAGATCGGAGCGAAGCCGTGAGCCGTCCGCACTGTTCCGCCGTCGCTGCGCTCGTGGGCGGTCTCCGTCGCCTCGCGGGCACCACCAACTCGCGCAATCGTCAGCGCCAGGAACGGCGACGCGCGAAGCGTTCACATTCTGCGCCGCGGGAGCTGACCGCCGCGGAGGGAGAGCCGGATTGGACCCGGGGATGTTCGAACTGCGGAGCGTCGCCTGTCGTCCCGGTCACTGGCATGTGCGGGCCGTGCACGTTCGGTGAGGCCGACACGGCAGGAGGTGAGTGGTGATGGCCCGCGTGATCGTCCTGCCGCCCCCGACCTCTCCCGCGACGTTCCACGCCATGGCGAGAGAAAGACACCGTCAGGCGGTTGCGCTCCGGCTCGCGGGCGACTTCGAAGGTTTCTGGGCGCTCCTGGCCGACGTGAAGGCGCTGGACGCGCGGGCGCACGACGCCCGCATCCGCGAGGAACGGCTCGCGCTGCAGGAAGAGGAGCGGCGGCGGATGGCGCGAGCGCTCGATCTCATCCTCGAGAAGGCGGGTCGATGAAAGTCTCGGACGCATTACGCACGCTCGCAGTCGACGCCCGCGCGAGAGCTCGTCATTTCGAAGCACGCGCGGGTCGCGTCGTCGGCTCGAAGGTCGTCCCGTTGCAGGTGCCGAGCGAGCGCGCGGCGGCGGAGCGTAAGGCGCTCGCGTTCTGGGCTGCCGCGGAACGGATCGAACAGCTCGCGGAGGAGGAAACAAATGTCTGACCGCATCCCATACGAGGACTATGTCGCAATCGAAGCCGTGAACTGGTCGACGCTCAAGGGGATGCGCCAGTCGCCGCTCCACTACATCTACGGGATCCGCAACCCACGCAAGGATACGCGCTCGCTCTACACCGGCCGTATCGGCCACGCAGCCGTGTTCGAGCCAGAGCGGTTCGGCTCCTCCTACATCGTCGAGCCCGACTTCGGTGATTGCCGCAAGACTGACTACACGACGAAGGAGCAGGCGAAGGTGAACAAGACGAAGCGCGAGGCCTGGCGCAAAGAGCACGCCGGCATGACGCTCGTCACCGCCGAAGTCTGGGCGCGCGCCGCCGGCATGCGTGACGCCGTCCGCTCGCACCCGGAAGCGGCCCCGTACCTCGAAGCCGGCCTCGCTGAGGAGACGATCACCTGGACCGACGCCGTTACCGGCATCGCGTGCAAGGGCCGACTCGACTTCATCAGCACGAGCAAGCCCGCCATCATCGACCTCAAGACGACTGCGGACATCCTGCTCGAGAAGTTCTCGCGGTCGGCGCTGCGCTACGGCTACCACACGCAAGAGGCTTTCTATCGCGACGGTTATATGGTCGCTCGCGGTGTCGAACTCCCGACCGTCATCATCGCCGTCGAGTCATCGCCACCGTACGACGTGGGCGTCTTCCCGATCGACGAGGACTCGATGCAGCTCGGGTGCGAGGAGTACGCCGCGCTCCTGAAGTCGCTCCAGTGGTGCCGCTCGACCAACGAATGGCCCGGGCAATACCCGAAGCCGATGCCACTTCGGATGCCCTCGTGGGCGTTCGCTGACTACGACCTGACCGAACTCGGATTGGAGGACTGATGGCTGAAGCAGCAAAGCAATTGAAGAAACCGAAAAGCTACGACGACCTCTACCCGTCGCGATTTCTCAAGGCCAGCGCCTTCGACGGCAAGAAGGTGACGTTGACCATTCAGGACTGTCGCCGAGAAGAGCTCGAGGGCGAGAACGGCGAGAAGAAGGTCAAGGCGATCGTTTCGTTCAGGGAGACGGAGCGCGAGCTGGTCGCGTGCAAAACGAATGGGCTGTGCCTGCGTGACATGTTCGGCACTTCGCTCGCCGGGTGGGTCGGCAAGCGAGTCATCTTGTTCCCCGACAAGTGGAATGGTGAGCCAGCGATCCGCGTCTGGGGGAGCCCGGACATCAAGGCGCCGTTCGACGTCGAGGTGAAGTTGGCGCGCCGACGGCCCTTCAAGATGCGCATGCACACGAGCGCTGCCGACGAGAGCAAGGGCGTCGCGAAGCCGGGGGCCGATACGTACCCCGATGACAGCGGCGACGACCCCGGAACCCATCCGGGTGACCGCGAGCCGGGAGACGAGGGGTAACCGACATGTCCTACGACGAACCGCCCGAACCGACCGAGGAAGAGATGATGGAACACGACGCGCACCAAGCGACCACCGAGCACCCGATCGAGATCAAGGGCCTGACTAGCGCGCATGTCGACGCCACCGTGCGCGGCATCGTCAGGTCTCACTACCAGCTGGACGAACGCATCGAGCGCGAACTCGACCGCGCAATCGAGGAGCGCGTCGGGGCCCTCGTGGAGAGGGTGACCATGGAGCGTGTCGTTGTCGCCATCGACGCGGCGATCGCTGAGGGGTTCGACACTTTCGACAAGTGGAACGGTCGCGTTACCGGTCATACCAGCGTCAAGGAGATCATCCACAAGGCGCTGACCGAGAAGACGCGTGACCAGCACAACCGGAAGGACTCCACGGTCGTCGAGGAGGCAGTTGCCAAGGCCGTCGCTGAGCTCTTCGCCGGTGAGCTGAAGGGTGTCATGGGCGAGCTCGTGACGAGCTTCAAGAAACAAGCTGACGACGTGTTCAAGGCGCGAATCGTCGAGGCCCTCAAGGGGGCGGTGGGGATCCGATGACAGAGAAGACGAAGCCCCCGCTCTCAATCGGGAGAGCCATCGACCGGATCACGAAGATCCGCTCCGAGCGCGCCGACGCCTGCCGCCAAGCCGCTAACGTCGCCGGCATCCGCCACACGAAGCGCGAGGGCAAGGTCCTCGACCAGCTCACCGAGCCCGACCGTGCGCGCGTGCTTGCGATGCTCGGCGCCGCCGCGGAGGCCGTCACATGAACGCAGCGCAGTGTGACCCCGTTCCCGGGCATCTCGCGCAAGCGTCGTGCGTCGGCCCGAACGGGCGGTGGATCCACCCATGCTGGCGCGGGGGCGCCGTCTTTTCCGTCGCGGCGGGATACGCATGTCCGATCTGCGGCGAGACCTTCGAGTCGCAGCGCGACGGAACGAACACGAATCGCAATTGAAAGGGAATCTGAAGATGAAGGTCCGACCGCTGTTCTCGCGCCTGTGGAAGGCCATCACCTCGCCGCGCCGACTGCGGTGTCCTCGGTGCGGGCATGCCGCCAAACCGTCGTCGCCGCCAGGCACGATGCGCTGCACGCGGTGCAGCTGGTGCGGCCCCGAGAAGGAGTGCGTCGGAGAAGGGTGGGATCGAGAATGAAGACGCTTCGCATCTCCCCGGACCTTGCACTTCCCCTCGACTTCGTAACGCAGGCCACGGCGATCGTCGCGAAGCGCCGCGTCGGAAAGAGCTACACGGCGCGCCGCCTCACCGAGCAGGTAGTGCGCGCCGGCGTGCAGACCATCATCATCGACCCGAAGGGCGATTGGTGGGGCAGCCGTTCGTCCGCCGACGGGCGATCCGAGGGCTTGCCGTTGACGATCTTCGGGGGCGAGCACCAGGACGTCCCGCTGACGGCGACATCCGGCGAGCTGCTAGCGGGCATCGCCGTCGAGGAACAGGTCTCGATGATCGTCGACCTCTCGGAATTCCGGAAGCACGAGATCCCGACGTTCACCGCGCCGTTCCTCGAGCAGCTGTACCGGCTGAAGGCGCGCGAGGCGTACCGGACGCCCTTGCTCCTCCTGGTCGACGAGGGCGACGCCATCGCGCCGCAAAAGCCGCAGCCGAACGAAGCGCGCATGCTCGGCGCCGCCGAAGACATCGTCCGCCGCGGCGGGCAGCGCGGCATCGGTAGCGTCTTCATCACGCAGCGGACTGCGGTGCTCAACAAGAACGTGCTCACCCAGGCGCAAGTCCTGATCGCGCTCCGAACCATTGCCCCGCAAGACCTCGCCGCGATGAATGCGTGGATCGATGTGCATGGCGAGCCCGCGCAGCGAAAAACGCTCATGGGCTCGTTGCCGTCGCTGCCCGTCGGCGAGGCCTGGGTCTGGTCGCCAGGGTGGCCCACCGACGACGGCATCTTCCAGCGCGTGAAGGTCGACAGGATCGAAACGTTCGACTCGGGCGCCACGCCGAAGCCTGGCGAGACACGGATCGCGCCGAAGGTGCTCGCGGCCGTCGACCGCGACCGCATCCGAGATCTCATGGCGCATGCGGTCGAGGTCTCCGAGGCGAACGACCCGAAGGCGCTCCGGGCCCGGGTCGCGGAGCTCGAGAAGGAGCTCGCGGAGCGGCCCGAGCCCGAGCGCATCGAGGTGCCGTGCACGGACATCACGGTTGTATCGGCGATCAGCCGAGCGCGCGTCCGGCTAGAAGAGATGCGGGCGCAGCTCGACGAAGCGGTCACGGACATCGGAGCCGCGCTCTCCTACGCGGAGAAGCGGCCAGCGCTGCCGCCGGCTCTGACGCCAGACGGGCGGCGATACTCGATCGGAGCGCCTCCGGAATCCATCCAGCCTCGAGCCGCACTCACGCTCCGCCAGAAGACGGCAGGGGCGCGCCGGCACCCCGAAGCCGCGAACGCCCCGCGCGCCCGCAAGGGTGACGGCGTCATGAAGCCACACACGCCATTCGGAAGCACTCCAACAATCCCACCCGAAGGATGGACCATGGAAGAAGAACAGCTCTATCAGAAGTTCAAGGCTCGCCTGCTCGAGGAGGCGCCCGCGCTCGTGCAGGTGCTCGCAACGGCGCCGGAGCTCGAAGTCACCGTCGAGCGGCGCGTCGTCGAGATCGACGGCTCGACCATGAAGGGTCGCCTCGCGCGCCTCCTTGCCGACGGGTTCCTCGACAGTGGCAAGCGAAACGGTGAGCTCGTGAAGGAGCTCGGGCGCACTGGAACGCAGGTGCATCCGGCTCGCGTGTCCGAGGCTCTGAGCGAATTCGTTGTCATGCGGCTCATCGAGCGCGATGGAGGCGACAGGTACCGCAAGGCAGAGGGCGCGAAGGTCACGAAGCGAACGGTCGAGAGCGGCGGATGAGCTACCGACGCTCATCCGTGAAGCGCCGCCGACGGTGGGCGCGGTTCGTGTGGCTGGCCGAGCTCCACCCGTCTGTCGCGCTCGCCCTGGGCGTCCTCGACGCACGCGATCGGGCGCTCGAGATTCTCGGGCTGACGTCCGAGTTTTGGGGGTGGCGATGACGTCGTACGTCGACCAGCGCGTCGCGATTCGCCCGGCCTTCGGCTTCCAGCGCGGCCACGACCTCGGCGGCGGCGTCACGCTGAACCGGCTCCACATCATGGTGAGCGAAGCGAGCGTCGTGGGCGACTCCCTCGAGCTCCGAGCGGCCGTCGCAGATCGCGATACGGGACAGCCGCTCGCCATAAACTTCTCGGTGTACGAGCCCGGCCTCGCGATCGCCAAGGGCGAGGAACGCCGCGCGCTCATTCGCGCCGCTCTCCTCGAAGTCCTGGTGCACGAAGTCGACGAGCTCCTCCTCCTGGACGGCGAGCGGAACGACCCGCATCCGCCGCCGAAGTACGAAATCACATTCACGCTCGACGGCGACGGCGCCGCCGAGTTGAAGAAGGCCCTCTCACCATGAAAAAACTGTTCAGCATCGTCATCGGCTACGCGATCGGCTTCGCCGAGATGATCGCGATCGCCATCGGGATGCGCAAGAAGAAGGAGACCGAGAAGCCATGATCGGCCGCATCGAATGGACCGTCCCGCAACCGCCGCGCAAAGCCGTGCTGCTCGTGCAGGTCGAAGGCTTGCACCCCCGCGACGCCACGCCCGCCGACATCGACGCCGCGGGCTACGTAGCGTCGGGCATTCTCGACGAGGTCAACGGGCGCCTGAACGCAGTGCTTACCGAGCGAACCACTCTCGAGCGGGAGAACGCCGACCTGAAAGAGAGCGCCGAGAAGGCGGAGCGGGACAGCACGGATGCTTGGCGCCGTCTTGGCGAAGATGTCTGCCGCCTCCAATCCGAGCGCGACGCATTCAGGCGAGACCTAGAAGCGCAGCTGGCAGGCAACCTGGAGCTACGCAAACAGTACGGCGCCCGTGACGGTGAGACTATGTTCGACTTCCACGCGCGTGTGCATGCTGAACTGAAAGAGGCCAAGCAGGGCCACTCCTACATGAGTTCGTACATGGATCAGTACCGAAACGAGTGCAGGACACTTCGCGAGCAACTCGAGAAGACGGAGCGGGAGAGGGATGCTCTACAGGTCGCCGTCCGGAACATCGCCGAGACGCAGCGGAAGAAATGCGCCGACGAGTGGCGCGCTTACCACAGCGGCAAGTACGAGGAGTCGGTTCGCGAAGCAATCCTTGACGTACCCCTCGTGACAGCGGAGGCGACGGAGCGGAAGCCGTATCGTGAGCACGCCAGGTTGCTTGGAATTCTCGGCATGCGAGCGATTCGAACCGAGGAGAACGCAGACGCTATCGCCGCCCAACTCGACCGCTGGGACGCCAAGCCCGCCGAGCAGGGCGAGTTGCCTAGAAGCGTGCATCTTCGAAGTCGTTTACCCGGCAAGATAAAACCGGCTTGCGAAGCCATGCTCCCTCCTGGGCACCAATATGGCAACTTCGATGAAGTCACCTGTGAGCTTTGCCGTAATCAGGTGACCCCCAATAACGAGGCCAAATATCGCGCGCTTGACGTCTCGCCCCCGCAGCCCGCATCCGAAGGGGAGGAAAGACCGGCATGGCGCGACGAACCATGCGATCGAACTGAGGGTCAATGCTATGACCAACGGCGAGAAAAGCGTGAGGCAAAAGCTCGCGTTGCAGAACTCGAGTCCTCCCTCCAATCCACCCGCCGCGAGCTGGATGAGGCGAAGAAAAGGGGCGACATGTACAAGCGGTCCGTCATCGCCAAGGACAACCGCATCGACGACGACACCGAGACCATCAATCGATTGCGCGCCGCGCTCTCCTCCCTGCGCAAGGTGGAGCAAGCGCGGCTGGCTGGATTCGCGCGTTATCTCCAAGAGCAAGGCTGCTCGCTCGGAGAGATGACGGAAGCCGAGCTGGCGGACGCTGCTGCCACTTACAGGTCCACGCCCCAGCCCGAGCAACCCGACACCAAGGCGGTCTGCACTCCCGGCAACGTCGGGGCGTATCTAGTGTCGCGGCCCGAGCAGGCGAAGGAACCCACCATGAGCACGACACCCAAAGAAATGGCCCAGCGCGCGCGTGAGATGTTCATGGACCCGCATTTCAAGTCCGCCGCCGACATCGTAAACGAGATGTGGCGGATGGCGGGGGACACGGAGGAGCAATCAGAGCAGGCGAAGGAGTGCAACGGGTGCATAGTTGGCGCTCGAGGCTCTCTCGACCTTTCGCCAATTGTCGGTCGTGTCGAGGACTGCCCCAAGCACGGCACCGGGCGGGGGGAGTGATGAGAGCTGCACTTCGCCGGTTTCTGTGCGCTCTCATCGGTCACGCCGCGTGGTCGCGAAACGATCCGCTAGACGAACAGTGCTACGTCCGCACCGGTCGCGCCAGAGACGGCCGGACGCTGCACGAGATGCTTCTGGACAGCAAGTGCGAGCGCTGCGGCATCCGCTACGGAGATTACTACCGGTGACCGACGAGACACTGGCTCGACTCCTACCTTGCGCCATCATCACGGGCACATGGCTCGTGTTCGCGTGGGGCACGTTCGCGGTTGTCGAGATCCGAGCGCGACGAAAGAAGCGAGGCAAGAAACCATGACCGACGACCTGTTGAAGAGACTACGCAAGCATGTCCGCTCGATGGAAATGCTCGGCTACTACGGTGACGGACCGATGATTATTCAAGCCGCCGACGAGCTCGAGCGTCTCCGCGCCGAGCGTACTCAGCTGATCGACGAGGTGGCGTCGCTCACGGCGCGCGTTATCGACGATCGCGAGGCCAGCGAGGAGCGTGAACGGGAACTCGAACGTCTCATGCTGCAGCGTGACGAGCACGTCCGCGAAGTCGCGGCCCGCGCAATCCGTTCCGCCGCATCCCGCCTCCCGCCGCCGTCGTGCGAGTCATGCCTCGGAGGCGTCGCCACCACGCCGCGGACGTGCTCTCGCTGCGCTGGCACCACGCTCGAACCCTCCGATAGCGGGCGAGCGCACCAGCACGCGATCGACGTGCGGACGCTCGAGGAGATGGCGGACGAGATTGCGGGCGGCGCAGCGGCGATTCCCGCCATGGTCAACGCTTCGACCCGCGCTGCAGGCGCGACGAGCAACGACGTCCAGAGCGACTGCGAAAAAACCGACAAGCGACAGAATTGACTACTCGGGTGGCCGAGTCCTGCGGGAGATTCCCCGCGAGCGCCCGGGGAGGGCGATGGTGGATGCGAGTACGTATGTTGTTCTCACGGATTCTTGACGCGCTGTTCGGGGCGCCGCGCGACCTGCTATGCCCGCGGTGCGGGAGCGAGGCGAAGCGCGACGACACGCGCGCGATGCGTTGCTCGCGCTGCAGCTGGTCCGGCGACGCGAAAGAGTGCGTCGGGCGCGGGTGGATGCCGGGAGACTGAACACCCGTCCTTTTTTCTTTCGGCGACTCAGACGTTTTCGCTAGCAACAATTCTCAGGTCTGATAGGGTCTCTTTTGTCGACACGGAGTCGACGCCTCGCCGGGCACGGAGCCCGGGGAAAGACTGGAAAAGATGGCTCGTATGTCCTCAAATCAGACCGCTTACGTTCGTTTCGTCGCCGCGAACCCGGGCTGCTCGACGGCCGACGTCGACCGCGCGTGCCGGTGGAATCCTCGCGCCGGTCACAAGTGGGTCTACGACGGCATCAATCGCCTCCTGCGCCGCGGCCTGCTGCGCCGGGGGCCGGTGCGTGCAGAGAGCAACCGCGGCGGCGCTGGCGGGCTCTATGTGACCGAGGTGGCCTCGTGAGCACCGAGGGGCAGGAGAGCCCTGCGGAGCGCGACCTGGTCGCCCGCGTGGCAATCTCGCTGCGCTACGCCCGGATGGCCCCCGCGGACTTCGTCACCGCGAAACAGGTCGCTCGGGAGCTCATCGAGGACCTGCGAATGCGCGGGGTCGTAATCCAGAGCGCGGCCGTAGCGACCGAGCCAGACAACGCTTACGACGACTGAGCCTTCCGGCGCGGGGCGACGAGTCGCGAGGCTCGCCGCTCCGCCCGGGCGAATCAGCCCGGACCCCGACACGGAGTCGGGTCAAGACGCCGCTTGGAGCGGCATGGAGAAATGCAAAATGAACCACACCATCACCGTCATGCTGTCCGAGGCCGCGCAGCGTGCAGCAATCCTCGCTGGGGAGCCGGCCGCGCGCACCCAAACGTATCACGTCGAGGACATTCTCCTGCCGAGACTGCTAGCGCTGCCGTGGACGCGGATATCCGACGAGGGAGAAGCGTCGTGCATCGTGCCGCCGACGCTCGGCTACTCCGACGCGACGCTGGACCTGGCGCCCGGAGACGCCGTGGATTGCTCGATCCGCGGAGCGGCTTACGGCGCCTATCGGGAGGGCGAGGCGAGCAAGAGGCCCGCAGACGGCGGCGAGGCGGTCGCCTTCGCCGGGTCGTTCGCGGCTCAGTTCGTCGAGCACGTAAACGCCAAGCGCGAAGAGCGAGCCAGGGATAGGGCGACACGCGAGGCGAAGGCGCGCGCTCTCTCGGAGGAGTGGGCATCGCTTCCGCTCGAGTGGCGCGTATCGGAGAGCGGCGCGCTCGTGTGCGTGCCATCGAACGCTCCGGACTATCGCGGCCCGCTCGCCGACTCAGGATACAGTCGCTACGATAGAGCAGATTTGCAGCGATACGCCGCAGCGGCCTGGGTAGAGGCAGAGGAAGAGATCGCCCGTCTGAAGCTGGTGAAGAAGATCGCCGAAGAAGCGAAAGCCAAGACTGCACGTGCCCAGATCCGTGACGTACTCGGCGCCAAGTCATCCGATGCTCTCGAGCGCTTCGACGCGGGCGTTCTGCCCGAAGACGAGCTCGCGGAGATCGTGTCCGAGCATGTCTTCGCGCCGCTCTCCGGATTCCGCGGGTACGACGAGATCACCGAGCAGGAGGTCGCGCACGAGTGCGAGTGCGATGTGGACGACGTGCGGTTCTCGACGACGGACTATGGCGGGCCTCTTGAAGCCGACGAGTGGGCGACGCTCAAGGCGATTCGCGCGGCCGCACCACATGGAGCGAAGGTCGTCGTGCGAGAGCATGTCGGATACCAGCATGGCCACGACGAGTCGGACGATCCTGAGGTGCGCCGCAAGTCGATCCGCGTAACGGCCGAGTTTGGTGGTCGAGCGTGGAAACGCGACTTCGATCTCGGGAAGGAGCACGCGCTCTGATACCCATTGGCCCCGACCCGGCTGAATACCGGATCGGGGCACCGGGGTGCGCGCGAGTATGGTGTCGGAGGCAACCTCCGGACGCTGGTCCCTGTCCGAATCAAGCAGGGGAGTCCCAGTCATGAAACATCGCGCGCGCCCTGATTTTGCCGCGAGGACATGAGATGGATCGAAGCTACGAGGCATATCTACGCAAGAAGGAGCGCGATGCGCAGCGCATGAAAGCTCGCCGCGCGGAGAGAGCGGAGCTTGGGCTCTGCTTGTGCGGCGCGGAGCGCGAACCAGGGAAGAGTCGATGCCGTCCGTGTCTCGATGCGGCGAATGCACACGAGAGGCGAAAGAAGGCCGCAGAGCCGAAGGTTGGCCGTCCTCGGCTGGAGGTGGCCCGCGATGCGAAACCGATATACCTTCGACTTAGCGCGAGCGAGCGCAAGGTGTGCGAGCAAGCCGCTCGCCTCGAAGGTAAGCCGCTCGCGCGATGGGCGAGGGACGCGCTGCTGCTGCGGGCGGCGGCGCATGGAGAATGAAACGATGACGAGCGAAGAGGATATCGAGGCGGAAGAGCGCGGGGCCAAAATGTGGCACCCGGATACGCCCGGCAGGATTCGGAGCCTCAGTATTTGCGCGGACGCGAGGGCGGCCCGAAAGGCCCTCGAGCTCATCGTCCGATACGTCGGCATCGACGGCGAGCATCACAAGGCGTGGGTAATCGACCAGGTCGCACGCGTTCTCGCCGGCGACGGCTACGACGAGCTCGTGCGCGAGGCGAAGGCCGGCGAGGACGGACCGGAAACGTACGGGTGGGACGTCGGGATCCCACCGTAGCCGGTTCCTATTTTTCGACCAGAAATGAGAAAAGCCGCCGCGACCCTTTCGGATCACGGCGGCTAACGGTCGCCCGCGGTCGGGCCCCTGGGGACTCTATCCAGGTGATGGGGGGTCTATCACTTCGGCGGCGGTCTCCGGCTCTTCACGCGCTGTCCGAGTGCCCACCGTTCCATCCGACGAGCGGCGCTGAGGGCGGCAGCGATTCGCTGTGGCGGCGCCTTCCATGTCGTCCAGTAGGCGGCGAGCTGGCGGAGCGTCTCGGCCGCCGTGACGTCGTCCGCGTAGATGCGGAAGGTCGGACGGATGCCCGAGCGTGGCCGGCGCTTACTCGCCGCCACGGGGTCGCGGAGGGCGCGGGATGGGGTTCGGCGGGAAGGGGTGTGCGGGGTCGATCGCCGTCGGCGTGTCGGGCCCTCGAGCGATCTGGTCGCGCTTCCACGCGCGGTGATCCTCGTTGCCCGCAAGGGGGCCGAGGTTCCGCTTGCCGGCGAGCCCCTCGAGCGGCGGCGACTTGAGCGGTCTCGGGTCGATGTAGAGTTTCCGCATCGGGGCGTAAGCCGGCTCGTCCTCCGCTTCGCACATGTCCACGATCGCGCTGTCGTCGTCGAATTCTTCCTGCTCCGGCGGCGGCGCTACGCTCGGCGTGCCGTACGCCCGCCGTTCGAGCTCGACGCGGGCGATGCGCCGGTCACGTACGAGCACCTTGCGCCGCTGGCGTAGCTTCGCGTTCTCTTTGAGCAGCTTGAGGACGAACGTCGAGAGCGCCGCCAGGGTGGCGAGCAGCGTCGCGAACGACCCCGCCGCGGAGATCGCGATGGTCCCCCAGGGTAGGGAGGCCAAGCCGGAGGCGGCGCCGGCGGCTGGAGTCAGATCGGTCATGGTCGATCGTTTTCGGGCCGCGTGACGGGCGCGACTTCCGTCGGCTCGTCGATCGGCGGGAGAGCTTCGATCCGTTTCAGGGTCTCGCGAATGTCGCGCAGCGTGTCCGTTCGCTCGTGGATGTACTGGACGAGCTCCGCCTCGACCTCCTCGGCGCCCAGCTTCTTGGCCAGCGCGCGCAGAGCTTCGAGGCAAACGCGGTTGTCGCCCTCAAGCAACCGCATCATTTGGTCGCCGACGAGGAGTTGCTTCGAGTGAAGCTCAGAGTCCGCGGCGGTGCGCTGCGATTGCGCCGCAGTGCGCTCCGATTGCGCCGCGACGCGCTCGAGCCTCTTGCATACGTCTTCCAAGCGATCCTCGAGTGTTCGGTTCGCGTCGCTCATGCCTTCTCCAGCTGCGCCGACTCCGAAAGCGTCAGCGCGATCAGGGATTCGACTCGGTCGCGCTCCTCGGGTGTGACGACCTGTCCGACGAGCGGCAGGGGTGCGAGGAGCCGGTTCTGGTCAACCTGCGGACCGTCCGCGGTTGCCTGAAAGAATCCCCCGGGGCCGCTCGGGTCGAACGTCCCCACACGATGCTGCCAGATGGTCGCAGGGAGGCCGCCGGGCGTCGCTGGGGCCGCTGCCGGCGTGTAATGCGCCGTCCAGAGCGGGCGACGGAGCACCCAAGAGGGCGAGCCCATCAGGTGCCATTCGCGCTGTGTGATGTATACGAGGCAATTGCCCCACGTCTCCACGATGCGCCCGACGAGCTCCTCGGTCGGCCCGGACCAGGACGGCTGCACCGGCTTGCCAGGAGGAGGAACCGGATCCCCCTCGATATCGAGGGCGGGCACGATGTCGCCGTCGTCGATTCGACAGGCGTCCATCACCTCATGCAGGGTCGCGAGGTGGCTGTCTACCGATTCCCCGATTCGGAAGAACTGATAGAGCCCGACCTTCGCGCCGATGGCCCTTGCTCGATCCACGTGCGCGCCGGCGGTGGCGTCGTACATCGTCGCGCCATACGCCGCTCGCACCATGACGAAGTCGACTTTCCCAGCCCACGTATCCCACGGCATCTTCGCGGGGTTCTGGTGGTGCGAGAGATCGATCCCATAGCCGATCATCGTTTCACCATGCCGAGCAGACCGTCGAGGAACAGCAGCACGACCGCGAAGCCCGCGTTGACGATCCGCGAAAGAGGCGCCGCGCGGGGCCGGGGAGGTAATCCGGTCGCGCCCGCGCGGCTGGCAATCATCGGATCACGTACATGTGCGTGGGGTCCTCGACGTCTGGCCAGTCCGCCTGACAGTCTTCGGGCCCCACGGCGATCGGCGTCTCGGGCTGACACCCGTTCGTCAGCGGCGTGCGTGTCGGATCGTTGGGCGGATCCCACGAGTCGAGCGGCACGCCGCAGCCGGCGAGGAGGAGCGCGAGCGCGGCGGCCGCGAATGCCCTCACTGACATTTGACGAACCCGCACGCTCGAGCCGCCGCCTTCGTCGTCGCCTTCGTGAGGCAGGCTGCCGGAACGGTCGTAAGATGCTGCTGGTCGGCGACGCGCATCCGGTCCGCACAGGACGACGCGCTACCCTCCGAGCACCCGATCGACGCGAGGTGATCGCACGCCGCCGAATAGGCGTCTGCCGGCGCGGGGGGTGGAGGCGTGGGCGGAGTGGGGCTTGGCGCCGGGGGCGTCACGTGCCCCGCGTCGGCGACGACGGTCGGCACCGGCGCGGGCGGCTGCGGGGGATTCGGATCCGGCGTGACGCCCTGACAGTTCGGCGCCATGGCGAGCGCCGCGAGCGCGGCGACGATGAGAATGCGGGTCATGGCTGTCCTTTCCAGCCGAAAGCGATGAGCTCGTCGGCCTGGTTCACGAAGTCGTCGGTGACGAGGCACTCGCCGTTGTCGCCGTACGACGTCCCCCACGAATTGCGTAGCGTGAAGATGCCGCCAGAGCGCGACTCGACGAGGCAGGTCCAATGTCCGCCTCCCGCAGGGTCGTCCTCCCGCATGAGCCCGAGGGGCGGTCGCGACGGCGTCCAATCTTCGAACGACGTGTCGACGTACGTCCCGATCCCCACGGGACAACCCGCCGCGATCGCGGTGCGCGCCTCGTCGGCGCTACCGATCGAGTACCACCCGACGTAGAGGTGCGGGCCCTCGAGCTCGAGCGAGGCGAGGTCCGGCTCCGGCAGGTACGTCGCGCCCTGTGGGACGTCGGTGCTAGCGCTCTGCGGCGACATGGCGCGCACGCCGAAGTGCGTGAGGCCGAGCATCGCCGACGACGGCATGCACCCTTGGTCCTGCAGGCGACCATTCGCCGGGCTCCCGCGGTCGTAGCAGAGCGCGTTCTGGTAGATGCCCCACGGCGACGGGATGAAGCCGAGCGGTTTGCCGGCGACGGCCGCGGCTGTGAACAGGCCCGTTGCCGTGCCGTGCCCGACACACGAGCCGCTATTGGCTTGGTCGAGCACCTTGCAGGTGAACGGACGTAGGTCGCGCGGAGCCGCGGCCGCGAGCTGGAAGGCAGCGCGGAACCGCGGGAAGAGCCTGCGATGCTCTGCGCGTGGCGTCGGGACGTAGCCGTATCGAGAGATGCGTCCGTAGATCATCGCGACAGGCTCTCCTTGCTCAGGTTGACGCCGTCGTGCTCGAGCTTCGCGAGCTGCATCTTCGCCGCCTTCACGCCCGCGGCCGTCGCCTCGTCCTGGCTCGCGCCAGCGGATGCGGCGGTTTCGCACGCCTGCTCGAACGCCGCCGAGGCGAGCTCGGTGCAGATCGGTGTGATCGGCGGCGGACAGAGCCGGGAGATCACTTCGGCCGCGCTCTCCGCGCTGCACTCGATGACGCGCCCGACGGGCGTCTCGAACAACGCGCACCCGACGAAGAACAGGCACACGAGCATCACGAGCGCGCCCTTCGCGGCGTTCTTCGCGGCGGTCTGCAGGTCGGGCGGGATGGTTCCCCCGATCATTTTCCCGACGGCGGCCACGACGTCGATCACGTCGAAAACGACCTCGTCGACCAGGGCGGCGAAGTGCGTGAGGCGCGGGAACTGGGGGAGCGCCTTGGCGACCGCGTCGAGTACGCGCGTCGCGAGGGTACCGACCACCAGCCAAGTGATGACGAGGACCCAATGGGCAAGCAAAAATGCGTAGACGGGATTCATGATTTACCTCCTGTGGTGTGTGCGAGAGCGTTCACGGGCTCGTGAACGCAGATGAGCGAGCGCGGATGCGCACTTCCTCGGCGCCCTGCAGGCTGCCAGCGCCCTTCCAGCGAACGAACCAGTCGCCGGGCTTGGTGAGGTCGACGAAGACGTCGAAGACACCGAGCGACGCCCGCGTGATTTCAGCGTCGACGCCGTACGTGTACGAAGTCTCGAAGCCCTCCGGGTCGCGCACGAGCACGGTCAGGCTCGCCGGATCTACGAGCATGCCGTCGACATCCGCGCACGTGGCGCGCACGCGCGGCTTGTCGCCGACGAGCCAGCCGCCTGTTCTGTCTCCGAGGAAGCTCATGATTCAACGCTCACGCGGATCCGCAGCGACGGTTGCAGGCGAAGCGAGATGTCGAAGGCGATGTTTAGGAAGTTGCCAGCTGCGCCGACGGCGCTGAACGAGGCGACATCGACCGATCCAGAGCCGACGATGTCGAATGCGCTGAAACCGGAGCCGGACGGGGCAAAGCTGCTCAATGCAGCGGCGCCACTGCCGGCTATATTCACGACGAGCGTCCCCGAAGCGCTTGCGGCAAATGACGCAGGCGCGCCCGCGCCGGAGCCAACGAACGACTCAGCAGCGCTACCCGATGCCGCGAACGACGACATCGCAGCGAGCCCGGTGCCCGCGAATACGATGGGCACCGTGCCGGCGCCAGCGGCGCCGAACGACGCCATGGACGCCGCGCCGACCCCGAGGAAGCCGGCGCCAACGAGACCCACGCCGGCAGCCGTGAACGACTGCGTGGTAGCGGCCCCGCTGGCGGTGAACGTCTCCGCGCCAGCTCCCGAGGTAACGAACGACCGCACCGCGGCGGTCGCCGTCCCTGGAAAGGACTCCGCACCGGTCGCGCTCGCCGCAAACGAGCTCATGGCAGCCGTGCACGAGCCCGAGAACACGATCCCCAGCGCCCCGTTGCCGGAGGCGCCGAAGGGCGAGCACGCAGCCGCGCCCGAGCCGCTGAACGACTCGGCGCCGGAGCCCGAGCACGCGAACGAGCTCAGTGCCGCCGCGCAGCTCCCGGCGAACGACTCCGCGCCGGCCGCCGTGCAAGCGAAGGACGAAAGAGCGGCGCTTCCCGATCCGGGAAAGGTCTCGGCGCCAGCGCCGGTGACGGCGAAGGATTGCTCCGCTGCAGCACCGGAGCCCGAAAACACTTCGCTCCCGGCTCCGCTCGCCGCGAACGAGGCCATCGCGGCAGCGCCGGAGCCGATGAAGACCATCGCGCCGCTGCCGGTAGCCGCGAAAGACGACATCGCCGCGGACCCGGATCCGGAGATGCCGCCGCCTGCCGCAGCCGGCACGCGGAGCCGCCGTCTGATCGGCATGACCTCCAGAGGAGGCGCGTCGTCGACCGGAGCCCACAGCACGAGCGGCGGGAAGTCGACCGAGGGCGGCGTGAGCTTCGCGCGAGATCGCGGGCGCTCTTCCGGCAGAGCTTCCGTCGGAGTCTGCCGGCGCCGCTGCGGAGGGGGAGATCCGCCACCGCCGCCACCACCGGCCTCGTCGAGGACCAGGAGGATGTTCGAATGGTTGTCACCGCCTGAACTGCTATTCGCAGTCGCCGTCGCAGAGACGCTACCGGTCGAGGTGATCCGTTTGCTCTCGATCAGAGCCGAAACGGGAGAGGTGCCGGCGTATGTCCAGACAGTGCCGACGCTCGAGAATCCAGTGCCCGGGGCGGGCGCCGGGTTGGCTCCCACGGGATCGGCGAACAGGCCGAGAACGAGAGCGGGCTGACTCGCGTTCGTCGACGCGGTCGTCGTCAGCGCATCGGCGCTCGTGCCGGGTGTCGTCTGCAGCTGCGAGGCATGGCCATCAAGCGGCGAAGCCGATACGCCGTCGATCTCGACGACGGCGATGCAACAGAAGATTGACGTTACGGTAAACGTCGCCGTAACGGTGCGCGCCCCAGCGGCCTGGTTCGCCAGAACGAATGCGAGCGTGGTCGCGCCGAGGGTGTTGTCGGCAACGGTCTCAACCGCAGCGCCGTACGACCCACCGACATTGTCAGCTACAGAGCACGAGGCTCCGCTCTGATTGTCGAACTGCACGAACGCCACGAGCGTGGCGCCCGCGCTGGCGACCGTGACAGCCTGGGCGATCGTCGTACCGCTTGTGGTCGCGGTCGAGCTCTCGCCAAGCAGCGTGGCTGACGCTGTCATCCTGCGATGTCATCCCTGTAGAAGCATTGCCCAGTCGGTATCACCGGCAGCGTTGTTGCCCGGGGTGGGGATGCTCTGCGAACCGGACGTCGAAAACGGAGAGCCGCTCACCGGCGACGTCGCGCCGTTGCTCGGATCGAACCATGTCGCAGTGAACGGGAGCGACATCTGCCCCTTGGCGATCGTGATCGTCGCGCCGGTGAGGTTGTAGATGACCGCGAGCTTTTGGTCGGCGCTCTGGGCGGCGCAAACGTAGCCCTGCGTGCCGAGCGTCCCGCGTCCGGAAGTAACCAGCAGGCTAGACGAGTCCGGAACGAGCGTGTGCCACGCGATGCCGGCGAAGAAGTCTAGGCACCGCTGATAGTCGACGACCGACGCATCCCCGAGGTGGCTCGTCCAGGGACCGTTGTTCGCCGTGATCAACGGATTCGAAACGGTGCGCGTGCCGCCGAATGGCCAAATGTAATCACTGCAGTAGTCCGCCCCGCACCCGCCGCTCGTCATCACCTGCCAGTATTGCGAGCGAAGGTCCTTGTTCGACGAATACGCGCCAGTGTTTCCATCGCCGATGGCCTCGATCAGGAAGCACGGGATCGTTGGGGATACAGCGTATGCGCGCAACGTGTCGGCGCTGACGATCAAGTCGCGGTAGATGGCGTTTAGTTTCCACATCTCCGACACGCCGAAATCGGAGCTCAGGTGCCCGTCCCAGTGCGTCGTCGTGAGGTGCGTCGGGTCGACCGATAGGATCGTGTCCGCGAACGTCTGGAGGAGTGTGACGCCCGTCCCGCTCATCGCGTTCGGGGTTGAGTTGGGGTCTAGGTCTCCGCCGACGCACCAGATGATGTTTGGTGCGCTGCGGTACCGATTGGCGAGGAACGTCGCGAACGATTGAACACCCGATGTCCCGTTGGTCAGCATCTGCTGATACCAACCTTGCAGACCGTTGTGCGATCCCTGGTACAACGGCGCGGCCATGACGGAGATGCCGCGAAGGCGTGCCTCCGTGACGAACGAGTCGACGAAACTCCAATACGCTGGGTTCGGCGTCGTGAAGTCGGGCGTCGTGCCGCCGATGGTCCCCGTGAACGGAATATCTCCGTTCGCGTTCGCGGGGGGGCTCTGCGAGAAGTAGGACTCGATCAGTTCGACCAGCACCGCGTTGAACCCGCGAGCCTTCCGGTCGTCGAGGTACTGACGCACCTCCGCGATCGAAAGCTGCGTGATCGCATCCCAGGCCTCGTCGCATCGGAGGAGCGTCGGCGTGCCGCTCGTATCGACGAGATACCGCCCGTTCGCCGACGCCCGGAGCGGGAACGGCGCCGGCCGTGGCGGGGACGGCCGACGCACTGGTCGCATGCGAGCGCCGGGCATGCGCTGATCAGCCGAGCTCGCGGAACGTGATCCCGAAGTCCCATCCGCTCAGGTACGATGCCGTGCTCGTCGTCAGCTGCAACACAGCGGCGAGCGAATCGGCGCCGCTCACGATGAGCGACTCACCAGCCGTCATGTTGGGCGTCCACAGCCATCCGTTGAGCACGTTGAAGCTGTCCGGATAGACCGTCGTCACGGTCCCCGCACCCTCCGCGGAGGCGTTGATTCCGGACGTGCCCGCGGCACCGGCTGTCCCGCCCGCGATGAGCGACGACGGGTCGCTCGTCTTGAGCTTTTGCGGTGCCGAGCTCGTATAAGTGCCGAAGGCTGACGCCTTCAGACCGAGTCGCACGCCGAGTTGGCCGCTCGTCGTGCTGCCGTTCTGCGAGCACCAAGCGCGCACGATCTCGATGACGCGGCTTGCTCCAGGATTGACGATCGCGAGCGTGAGTGTGCTTCCGCTCGCGATCGTTACGTTCTCTCCCTTGACGCTGTATTCGCGCATGGATCAGCCCTCCCCCTTCTTCGGCTCCGGGAACCGCTGGGCGAGCTCACGGAGGAGCGCGCCATCGAGGTGGTATTTCCGCCCCTGAGGGTCGCTGAGGACGACGTAGTCGCCCTTGAGCACGACGATCTCTCCCCGCACTTCTTTGGTGGCGTCGTCGTCGAACGATAGAACTCGATCTTCTTCCATGGGATCAGTCCTCCGCCTTCGTGGGGAACGAGATCACGCCCGTTCCGGATGCGACGAGCTCGCCGCTCGCGGCCTCACCGCCTGGGGCCGTCCTGGTCGAAGGCGTGCCCTGCGGCGGGTCGATCTTCGGGAGGTCGCTCGGACCGCAGAGCTCCGCTTCGACGACGCGCGCCCAGCCCGTCACGCGCCCTTGGCGGCCGTGGATGCGCTCCGCCTCGGCGGCGAGCACAGCGACCTGCTCCTCCGACGGATGCTCGGTGAAGACGTGGCTCGTGATCACGCCGTGGTGTTGGTGACGGACCATGTAGACTTTGGCCATCTGACGATTCCTCACGCCGCCTGCGAGACGGTGAGCGACGTGATCGAGCAGGTCGCACCGCTCGAGAACGCCACCGAGTTGAAGTTCATGTTCGCGCCGCTCGTGCCCGCGGACATGTCCATGACGGTGTCCGTTGCGCGCACGCCGCCGCTCTTGATGCACGTGCACCATGCGGCCGTACTGGTCGCGTTGATGCTCGTGTCGTTGCTGATCGCGTTCGCCGCCTTGCTGCCCGCGCTCGCCGCCGCGAAGGCGGTTGCGCCGAATGCGTTGTCAGCGAGGTCCACTTGCGCGCCGAGTGCGGTGTCGGCGTCTACGGGCTGTGTTCCGTCGTAGGTTTTGATGCTGCCCGAGTTGAGCACGTCGAACGCTGCATTGAGCGCGAGGTTGCGTGCCGCGACCGCCGTCTTCGGGTTCAAACTCACGACACACCTCTCTCTTCGATCTGCGCACGCAGCGCTTCGTTCTCACCGATGAGCCGATCGATCTCCGCGAGGAGCTGTGCCTTCGTGACGTTGAACGGCACTTCCTTCGCGTCGAGTGCGGTCGGCTGCGGAGCGTCGCACGCGACCGCGTTGTAACGGACCTGCGTCGCGTCCATCTCGACCGTTTCGATCACGGTCGTCCCGTGCCGCCACTGCACGCGGGCGCCGTGGAGCTGCCCCGACTCGATGCGAGCCGCGAGATCGCGAAACGTCGCCACGGCGGCGGTTCGCGGGTCGGCGTCCGAGCGAACGACGTCGCCCGGAACGATGGGAAGCACGGCTCGCGCCGCGCCCGTTCCTTGGTTCATGATTTTTCCCTTTCGAAAAAGGTGGGGGTTCAGGCCACGCGGGCCATGTGCGCGTCGACGCCCTGGACGTCTTGATCGGTCGCGATGCTGGTGCCGCTGCCCGCCGTGATGGGAACGTTGTCAGCCATGCTTTTGCCTCAGGCCGCGTCGGCCATCAGAAACGTTTCGATCGGCAGGTACGTGCTCGAGCCCCACACTCCGGTGCCGAAGACGAAGGCGCGGATTGCGATGTTCGAGAAGAACGGAGTAACCGTGCTCCGCCAGCCGCCGAGGGTAAACGCCGTGAAGCTCTGCGACGCGACATCGAACGCAGTCCCGCTGACGTCGGTGGTTGCGCCGTTGATCCGCAGTGTCACTGCCGTGCCCGTGAATAGCTGCGTCAGGACGTAGGTCGTATTCACCACCGCCGTGACGGTCGTCGCCGTAGCGGTGATATTGCCAGTCCCGGTATCTCGCCTGGTTACCTCAAAGTGATTGCTCGTATTCAATCGGACAACGTGCCACGGGCCGACGCTGCTTGAGCCACCGAAACCGAGAAAGTTTCTGGTGCCGCCGACGGTTGGGAACGAGACCGCGACGGTAAGCGAAAAGGCGATGTCCGATCCGGAAGCCACCGCTGCAAGCGAGTCAGCGGTGAGCAGCTGCGCCGTCCCGTTGAATAGCGGAGCGGTGCGTTTCCCTTTTCCGATCCCGCCAAACGCCGGCTGCGCCGAGCCTGTCGCCTGGATTGCATCGATCGCGCCCTTCGCGGGATGCCACGTCGCAATGCCAGTCCCGGCGACGAGGTACTTGGGATCGGAGATCCACGCGTTCGTGACCGCGGCGTCATTGGTCCACGGATAGTTCCCGTACCAATGCCCGGGCGAGTTGATCCCGAGCTCTCCGAAAAGCTTCGGCGCGCGCCGTAGCGCGGAGTCGAGCCCACGACGACGCAGGTCGCATTCCGCCGCTCGAGGGATGTCGGCTTCAACGTAGCGGCGGATCATGTCGCGGCAACGAGGGTGTCCGAGTACATATAGACTTTGATGAAGCCGGCAGTGTGCACGGCGTTGGTCCCGCCATAGCTCACGTCGAAGCCGTCCGTGCTCGCGACGACCGTCGCACCCGTGACGGTGATCTCATCCTTCGCCAGCGTCGCGCTGCCGTCATCGAGCAACGTTGCGCCGCCGCTGACCGTCTTGAACTTCCGCGAGAAGCTCGCGATGTACATGAGCGTGCCGGTATCGCGAGCCGCGACGAAGACGACGACTCGGGTGATCGAATCGTTCGGCAGGCTGTAGTGATGAACGAGGTTCGATGTGGTGCTAGTGGACGTGAAAGTCCGCGTGTCCGTCGGGTCGTCGCCGTTGCCGGCGGTGCTGCTGTTGGTCCACAGGCCATAGGCCGCGCCGGCCGCTGCGATCGAGTCGGCCTTTCCCGATGCCGTGCTGCCGGTGATGCTCTGCTTTACGGCGCCCGCGCCATCGAAGAAGAAGAGCTTGACGAGGCTCGAATCGTAGAGCGCTCCGACAACGCGCTTCAGAACGGAGAAGACGTCGTGGATACCGATCCACGCCTTGTTTTGCGAGCCGTCGAGAAACGCTTCCGTTCCAGAGCCGTAGTCGAGGACGCCACCGCGCACCGCGTTGGCTGCGTCGGAGAAGATGACTTGATTTAGGGCGTCGCCACCTTTCGGGTAGACGTGCGAGACAGCGACGGTCGCATCGTCAGCGGGAACCCATGCATGGGCGCCCGAATCCCAGACGAGCGGCTCCTTGTCGTAGATGCCGTCACTGAGGACGTCACTCTGCGCAACGAGAGTCGTTTCAAGCCATCGACCATTCCCGCTCACATCGTCGGGCTTGATGACCGTGCTGTCATTGTCACCCGCGCTGCTCGTGCTGTCCCACTCGAGCACCTTCGTCGTGCCCGCAATGTGCGAGAGCATGCCGTCGATGAAGTCGGCCGAGGGAATAGTGCGGAGCGCAGCGTTGTTCTGGGCGGAGATGACGAAGCGCTGGTCCGTCGGGTAGTTGACGGCGATCGTACGGTTCGCCGAGAGGTCGCCGCCGCCCGATGCCAGGCCCGAGCCGCTGACCGTGATGGACGCCTCCGCCTTATGCAGTCGGAGCGAATGGGCGAAGTTGAACAGCGTTTGAAGCGCCCGCCCGAAGACGGTCTTGTTCGCCTTCTCTCCAGTCCCCGGAGCATCGACAGTGCTCGGGTATCCGTCGTCCGACGGCGTGAGTGTGTTCGGGCTCGGCATGCTCGACTTTCGTGCTCAGACGTAATCGATGAGCGTCACGATCCAGTGTTGCGAGGGCGTGAGCTTTTTCAGCAGACGCTCGAGCTCGTTGCGGCGCGACGCGGGCACCGATGCGTGATCAGGAAACGTCTCGGCGCCGTAGTAGACGAAGAACGGATATTTCGTCGGGTCGTCGGGAACCGGCGGCGGCGCTACGTTCGTCAGGTTTCGATTGACGATGTAGTGAGGATCGTTCGCGAGGAATCGATTGCACTGCGGCTGCGTCGCGAACGCGCTGCATTGCGGCTGGCTCGGGAACGCGCTGCACTGCACGGAGCCGATCAGCGGTGGCGTCGTGTAGTCGTGCGGGTCGCGCGCGACGTACGTCGGAGGCCCGGAGGACCACCATTCGTGAACGAAGACGTCGAAGCCGGCCGCCGCGAGTACCCCGTTGATGTACGCGGGCGACTGTCCGCCCGTCGCCGCCCACTCCGCAGCAAGGTTGGCGCGGCGGATTGCGTCGTCGGGGTTCGGCTGTAGACCGAATTGCGCCTCCCATGCTGCCAGCTCCGTGGTGGAGTCAGGGAAGAGCTCGAGGAAGATGCCGTCGAAGAAGTCCCGAACCGGTTCGAGCGCGGTCGCCAAACCGCTGAAGAACCGCGACAGCATCGGGCCCCCGTCGTCGGAACTCCCGATGAAGAGGCCGTCCTCGTCGATCTCGTGGTCGTCCCCGATGGTCCACCCGGGGCTCGTCTCCCGAATGCGCCACGTCTTGGTCCGCGGCAAAAGGTGCTGAAAAACGCGGACGAGCATGACGGGCGTTCAGAATTGACAGACCGGCCCTCGCTGCCATCCTGGTGCGATGACCTGGATTCTTCGGAGCTCCGTCGCCCTGACCCTGGCCCTGGTCGGTTGCGGCGGCGGTGACGTGGCAAGCTTCGACGGCGGCGCAGGCGGGGCCGTGACGAGCTCAGGAGGGATGGCGGCGAGCAGCTCGGGCGGTTCCACGACGGCCGTAGGCGGCGAGGCAGGCGCGGCGGCTGGCGGTGCGTCGAGCACCGGCACCGGCGGAGCTGCACAACACGGCAGCGGCGGCACCGGCGGCGCGACGGCCATCGGGGGAAGTCCGGGAGCCAGAGGCTCTGCTACCGGCGGCGTCGGCCCTTCCACCGGCGGGGCCGGCGGCGCTTCAGTCGGCGGCGACGCAGGCGACGCCGCGGCGGACGCGGGAGCGGAAACGGACGCGGGGGAAGTCGACGCCCGCGCATGCGAATGCACGAGCGGTGCTTGCTGCGACGGCTGTCACTTTTCGCCGCTCGGAACGCTCTGCGGGCGCGATGTATTAGTGGAGCGACGATGCTTCCGTGTCGTAGATCAGTCGCCGCCGTGTCAGTCGTTGCCCCAACATATAGAATCGTCTACGGCAAACATGTTTTGCACCGGACGCTCAAGCGAGTGCGAGCATGTTGGGCCATTGGCCAGCACAGTTAGCCAATGCCCGATCGGCTCGTACTGCGCCGACACTGAAGCTGGCATTTGGGCGCAGTGCTTGCCGTGCATGTAAATCCACAAGTCCTCTTCATGCTCCCGCCCAGCCGGCGCCGCCCACACCGGTCTCGACCCACACCAACCGCACCACCCCCGGATTCAATCCGCCGGAGAGAGCGGGCAGTGTCGCAGCTGTCAGGATCGAACCGCCACCCGAGTTGTGCAAGGTGATCGCGCTCGAGCTGTAGTTCAGGAGCGTCAACCGGTTCCCCTCGTTGCCATCCGGGATGGTCCACGTGCGCGGAGCCGTTATCACGCCGCTTTTCGCAACGTAAATGGAGCCGTCGGTGATCGCGAAGGTATGATCGGCGTCCGGCGCGTACGCGACGCCTTCGCGCAACCGGCCACCCGCTAGAATGACTTCGTCCCGGAAGGTCGCGGGCGGCGTGATGTCGTGCGCGCCGGCAAGCTGCGTGATCCCGCCGGCCTGGATGATGATCCCGTCGATGCCGTTGCCGATTCCGACGAATCCGCTACCGACGACGATCCCTCCCTTGTTGACCGTGACCTCGTCGGAAAAGTCGGTCAGACCGAGGAAGTTGTGGCCCCCGCCGATCGTGTTCCCGTCGTGCGAGACGAAGGCGAGCGCGTCGATCGTGAAGTCGGCGCTGATCGCATGCGACACATGCATGTCGCCGGTGATGTGCTGCGTCGCGTATTGGATGGCCGCGAGGTAGTCGGATGCGAGCGTTGAATCGGGTGCGCCGCTCGGCGTGATCGCCGCATTGACCAGAAGCGCTTGAAGGAACCCGATCCAGTCGTTGACGAGATTGGCTTCGAAAGGAGTGCCGGATCCGTCGCCCTCGACGAGGACGTTCTTCGCCTTGCCGTAGGGGTATCCAGCCGCGCCACTTGAAACCTGCGAGCCGTATGTGATGCGTAGATCGAGGGCCATGATGCTTCACACGAAGGTTGCGCCGGCAGGATTAAGCTTCGCCTTCTCGCCGTCGCCGAGCGTGATCGCTGTCACCGGCGATCCGGAAATCGAAAGCGAAACCGATGTGACCGTCATTCCGCTCGCGCTCGCGATCCCGTCCACGACCCCACCGAGCGCGGAGGTCGTGATCCGATCCTTGCGCGGAAGCACCGAGAGACCGACGATGAATGGCTCTAGCGAGCGCAGGTATTCGTCGAGTCCAGCGCTGATTTCCGTCTGCACCGGCGCCGTGTCGCTCCCGTCCTCGCTCGCGAGTCCCGTCACTACTACATCGACCGTCGTGCGGCTGATCGGGAGCACAATGGGAGCGGCGTTGACGGGTCTCCTCGTCGCTACTCCGGCGTCGTTGAGGTTGATGGCGTCGAGTACCGCTGTCTGTTGCGCGCCCGTCGGGATACCGTCCGCCGATCCGCTGCTCGCCTCGTCGGCCTCGATGTACGTGACGACTGTTCCCGGGTCTCCCGTGTACGGGTATGCGTTGACGATGCCGGGAACGGTCAGCGCCCAATCGCGATAGTCCGCGAACGCTCCACCCTGGGGGCGTTGCTGGACGCGATTCGTGATGCGCGCGCGATACGAGGCGGGCGTCTCCGCGTCGGCGCCGGTGACCGTGGCTCCGGCTACCGTCGCGGTCGTGCCGAGGTTCGGCGGCCCGTTCACGACCTGCAGCGTTGCGCCTGCCGCCAGGTTCCCGATCGCGCCGGCGCCACCGTGGTCGTCCTGGTCGTACGTCGCCCGGACGGTGATCGCGAGGTTACCGGGCGCGCCCGAGATCACCGTCTCGGTGATCGCCTGGTAGATGACGTTCGTATCAGTGCAAAGGAATTGCTGCCCGGCTAGGAGCTTCCCACCATCCGCCTTGATCGGGATGGTGATGAGCAACTCGGCGCGTGTCGCGGGCTTCGGGTCGCCCACCCCGACGAGCCGTCCCCAGAGCACCAGCGGGACGACGGTCTTCCCGTTGATCGTCGTCGACTGCATTGAGGCATGCGCGACGAAGAGCTGCAGGAAGATCCAGCCGCCGTACTTGTAGAGAAGCACGACGACGCCCGCGAGCACCTTCGCGAGCACGTTCGTGAACGCCTTCGGGAGGAGCGGGATCGTCTGAGAGATCGACGCCTCGAGCTGGGCGATGATCGTGTCCGAGATTTCCTGCGTATTGAGGACCGAAAGGCTCATGTGCGCGGTTGCTGGAACAGAAAGCGGAAGGTGTCGTCGTCGATCTCGATGCTGATCGCGAGGCCCAGGCGATTGACGTTCGGAATGCTCGCTTGCGCGGTGACCGAGTCAGCGAGGCCCTCGAGCATCCACGCGAGATCGCGGTTTGCCGCGTCCTCGATGCGTCCAAGATTCGACGGAGTGAGCGGGAGCGACCGGAGTAGAAATTGCGTTTCGCTGCGGTAGCGCTTCGAGAGATCGGGCTCCGAAACGTTTGCCCACCATTGCTTGGAGTCGTCGCCCTGAATTCCGGAGTCGTCTTCGTTGCCGCCGAACAGGCTCAGGTAGACGGCCGCCTCGAGCCCGTCGGACATCACGGCTTGACCAGCGACGTAGTCGATCGCGCCGCCGTCTTCCGTGTTGTAGAACCGGACGTCGGTCATCTATCAGGCCCACTGCTGCGCGGTGTTCGGCGGTGCAACGAGCGTCGCGATTCCGGTCCGGAGCCACGTGTCGATCGCATTCGAGATCTGCAGTGCGGCGTCGGAATGCGTGGCCGGCTTCGGGCCCGAGAAGAGCGCCGCGAGTCCTATCGGGCTCGGAGGCGGCGTCGCCGCGAAACCGGCGGCAGCCATGCCCGTGCCCACGGTCACGGCGAATGAGGAGAACGCGCTTTCCATCGCGGGCGCGGCGTTCGGCGCTGCGAAGGCGCTCGCAAGCGCCGTCTGAAGGGCGGACTGCGCCGCCGGAATGGTTGTGGATGGCGGGACGATCGCGCCGGCGTACGAGCCCATCGCAGAGGCCCACGACTGCGCGCAGCCCGCTGCGTTCGGCGGCGGATCTGCGAAGCAGGATTCGAGCGCGCTCTTCAACGTCGCGGCGACGAGCGGCATTAGGTGCCCGGCTGCGGCGACCCGGACGGGCCCGTGCCCGTGGGGTGGAGATGGGTCGAGAGCTTCACGGCCGTCGCGGGCGTCGCGGCTTTCGCGGTGATCTCGCCCGGCGCAGTCAGATTCCCCTGCTTGTCGATCTTCACGCCGTTCAGGTTCCAGCTGCCATCCGACGGATCGAGCGTCGCCGAGCCTCCGTTCACGAGGCCGCGGATCGCAATCGTTCCATCGCCTTTCAGCCAGAGATCCGAGACGATTGTCCCGTCAGCATTCTTCCGCGCGTAGAGCCTCCGCTCGCCCGCGGCTGACGTGCCGGTGTTCTTCCCATCGCACGTCGCAACCGCAAGCTGCGTCCCTTGGCCCGGCCCCTCGACGAGCGCCACGAAGTCGCCCGGGAGCGGGAGCGAGTCGTCGCCCGACGGCTGCAGGAGCTCTGCGGTGATGGGCCCCGCACCGGCATCGCACCGCACCTCGACGATCGGGTTTCCGTCGTCGCCGGTCACGCGCTCGGTCGAGATGACGGTCGCAATCTGACCCATGCGTTCAATCCCAGGGGAGCGATTCGGGCATAGCGCCGCTGAACGCTCCGGGCATCACGACATTGAGCGACGCCGTGAACACGTCCTTGTCCTGATGGAGCGTGACGTCGCGAATCAGGAATTCGTAGTCATCGAAGATCCAGGCATGCGGCGCCTTCACCAGGATCGTGGTGTTCGGTGTCCAGAGATCCCCGCTCGGGCCGCGCCATGTCGGGAGTCCGTCGATCGTCCATGACGCGCAACTCCCGAGCATCCGCCCCATCTTCGCCCAGCATGCGGCGGGAGCGTCCGCGGGTGTCTGCAGGCTGTCGAGCTTGAAGCAATGCGGGCGCCGGATCTGCGTGCCGCGCGTGAAGGGGTTGAACTCCGAGTGGTGCATCCCCTTCTTTCGGAGACGCTCCGGAACGAACGCGGTGATCTCGGAAAAGTACTCTTGCGGGCGGAAGTTTGCTTTTACGGATACGAGCGGCTGCTCGCCTTCGGCGAGTCGCGCTACCGGATCGCCGAGCGTCGCATCCGAATCCCGAAAGACGAGGTTACCGACCTCGTCGTCGGACATCACGAGCCCGATCTGCTGCGCAAGCTTGACCAGGAATTCGTGCGCCTGGTCACCCGGCTCCAGAGCGCATCGAGCGAACTTGTTGCCGCGTTTGCCGCGTCCGCCGCGTGGGCCGCGATGAATCTTCGCCTTCGTGAACGCGTGCGCCGATTCGTCGACAGAAACGGTCGCGTCGTACTTCGCGGTGATCCCGAAGTAGTTGCAGATCGTCTGTGCGATCTGCTGCAGCGTCATGCCCGAGAACTCGAGCGGAAACGCCACGCCGGGCGGACAGCAATCGCCCAGGACTGCCGGGAGCGAGTAACAGCTCACCGCGACGGAAGCGGACTCTGGATCGACCGACGGCTCCGGTGTGAGCATCTCGCCGGTAAACCGGACCTTGTCGTCGATCAGCCCGTTCACGCTCGAGTACGAGAACGGGCGGAAGCGCTTGCGGAACTCCTTGCGGTCGGGCTCGAACGGCGCGGTGAACGAGAGCGTCGAAAACGTGTCGATCGACTTCGTGAACTCGATCGTATCGAAGTGTTCGAACTTCTCGCCCGAGATGACGAGCCCGGTTTTCGGCGTGGCTTCCGCGGAAGGCATCACGCCGCCGGGTAGTAGACGATTCGGCGGCCCGGTTGCAGCTCGAGGATCTCGTCGCCGCTCAGGTCGTTCGAATTGATCAGGAGGTCGAGACGGTCGTCGACCGAGCCGTACAGCTCCGCCGCGAGATCGATGATGGTGCGCGGCCGCCCGAGCACGATCGCGCGCTCGGGAACGAGCTGAAACGAGATCTGGACGAGGAAGCCGGTCGTCAGCGCGACGGCGTTCTGAAGCGCCTGATACGACTCGCCGGTGTCGACCTGGTACGCGCCCCGCTTCGGGATCTGAGTGAGCGCCGAGAACCCATCATCACGCCATGCGACCGCGGCGTCGAATTGCGCCTGTACGGCGTCCGCTGCGTTGATCGCCTCCGGCTTCGTCGCGAACGTGTGGTTCGTGACGGAGAGCACCGATCCCGTGACGGCGTTCTTCACGACCAGGTCGGATGCGTGGAAGTCGTTCGCGATGCGATCGGTTCGAAGCGCGAGCGCGAGCCCGCTCGTCAACGCGAAGCCGGGCTTCCCCGCTGGCGAACCGAAGATCCGATTCGCGAGGTCCTCATATCCGGCGAGCCGATCCTCGATCGCCGCGGCCGCGATGGCCGGCGCCTTGATGAGGTTCGAGATCTGTTGCGCGAGTTCGAGCGGCGCACCGATGAAGGTATCGAGCCCCTCGTTGATCAGGCTAGTGATGTCGCGGAACTCTTGATTCTGAGCCTCCGTCGCGTCGGACACGTCGGTGAGCGCCGCGTTGATGTCGCGGAGGAACTTCCGGATCGTGCTCTTCAGGTTCGCCTTTTGGAGCGTGGTGACGAGGCTCGTCGAGTCCGAGAAGTTCTGCGCGGCCGTGACGTCGAAGCCGGCGAGCGCCGCGGTGATCTCGTCCCCTGGGCTGCCCGACGATGACGGGTAGACGGTCCGGAGCGTGGTGAAGAACGTCACCTCGACGATGGTCTGATTCGCCTCCGCGACGAGGTCCTCTCGCCGCGTGATGTCCCCGAAGGAAACGACGTCGATCGGTCCATACACGGGGTGTTCGAGCTTGCCGATCCCCTCCTCGAGGAGCGCGGCCTCGAACGCCGTCGCGACCAAGTCGTGCTGCGGGCCCGAGAAGAAACAGCGCAACGGATAGCGTCGCGGCCCCTTGCCGTTCGTCTGGACGTAGCCGCCATCAACGCCGGGAAATTCGAAGACGGCGCCGCGCTTCGTGGTCTGCCGGCTCGTGTCCTCGAAGTCGAACTTGATGCGCGTCCCGCTCGGGGAGGTGAACGCGGCTTCCCGTACTCGGTCCTTCCAGCTCGAGCCCTGACGGAAGAGCCCGACCACGCCGTTGATGCCCGCGGGGATGACGGAAGCCATATCAGGCGAACGCTCCGGACGGTCGCAGGTTCAGGCGGACGTTCCCGCGCGGGCGCCGCGGCACCTCTACGCGCCCGCCCGTCCTGTCGTTGATGTTCACGTCCACCGATTCGCGCGTGTTGAAGTAGGCGTGCTGCTCGCCGACGGGCGGCGAAACGCTCGGCGGCACGACCTGCGGCGGAGGCGGACCCGCCGCCGGAGCTTCACCAGGCGCCGGCGGCTCCGCGCCCGGGCCGCCGCCGCCGAGTACGTCGTGGCCGAGATGCCGCAGCGTATCGACCAGGCCGCTGATCTTTTCGACGGCCCAGCCGAGCGTGTGCTTGAAGCCGTCCGAGATCTCCTTCCAGAGATCCGAGAAGAACGCGCCGATCGGCGCCCAAATCTCTTTCACCTTGTTCACGACCGCGAGCGCGATCGGGGCGAGCGCCGCCATTTCGGTGAGGAACACGGATTTGATGCCGTGCCAGACGCCGGCGAAGAATTCCTTGATCGGCTCCCACTTGCTGACGAGCCACGTCGCGAGAGCCGCGAGCCCGTGGAACGCAAGGCGACCTGCTTCGAGCACGCCGGGGAAGAGCGCCGCGAAGAGACCGACCGCAACCTCCAGCGCCGCGCGCATGAAGTTCTTGACCGGCTCCCAAACGGCTTGGACGAGCCCGACGAGCGTCGTCGCGGCCGCGATGGCGATCTCTTTCACGCCCTTCCACACCCGGGCGAAGAACGCGGAGATCTCCGGCCAGAACGTGACGAGGAGCGAAATCGCCGCCGTGATTGCGACGATCCAGAGCGTCGCCGGGTTTGCTTTCGTTACCGCGTTGAGGATGGCCGTTGCGGCTGCGGCGACCTTCACGGCTGCCGCGTACGCGAGCCATACGGCCGCGAACTTCCCCGCGCGATCGAGCCAGCCCATGATCTTCGGCAGGTTGTCGGCGATCTTCTGGATGAAGTCCTGCACGCCCTGGACGATGAGATCTTGGTTGGCCTGCACCCAGGCGTTGACCTTGTCGATCACGCCGCGGAGCGGACCGCTCTGCAGATTGAACAGCTTCGTCTCGAGCACCTCGATCGTCGACATCAGCAGCTTCCAAGAACCCTGCGTCGTGTCGAGTCGGATCTTCGCGACCTTCTCGGCGTAGTCGCCGGTGTTCTTGATTCCCTCGACGAGCTTCTGGAAGTCGCCGCTCTTCGCCATGTCCGAGAGCGCGATCGCTGCCTTATCGCCACGGAGCCCGACGAGCTCGGCAAAGAACGCCATGCGATTCATGTTGCCGCCGGCCTTGTCGCCAGCTTTCACGAACTGGCCGAGGATATCGACGAACGGAAGCGCATTCCCCTTCGCATCCTTGAACTTGATCCCCATTGCGGCCATCTGCGTGGCCGCTTCCTTCGAAGGCTTCGTGATCTTCGCGAGCATCGTCGCGACCGCGGTGCCGGCCGTGCTCGCGTCGATACCCATCTTCTGCATGAGGCCGACCGCCGCAGCAGTATCCTCGATGCCCACTCCGAGCGTCTTCGCGGTCGGTGCCGCGTTCGCGAGCGCTTGCCCGAGGTCCGTGATCGTTGCACCCGTCTTCTCGGCGGTGAAGGCGAGGATGTTCGCAACGCGGCCGGCCTCCTTGGCCTCGAGCCCGAAGCCGCGGATCGTGCTACCGACGACCTGCGACACCTCCGCCATGCCCTGGCCGGATGCGGCGATGGCGTTCAGCACACCGGGGATACCCGCGAGGATTTCCTCCGAGTCGAAGCCCTTGCGGGCCATCTGCTCCATGGCCTCGGCGACCTGACTCGAGCTGAACTGCGTGACGACGCCGAGCCGCAGCGCCTCTTTCTCGAGGTCCGCAATCTGCGCGCGGTTCTTCCCCATGACCGCGCCGACGTTCGTGATCGACTGCTCGAAGTCGGCGCCCGTGTGGATGACGTGGCCTAGGCCAGCGGCAACCGCGGCCCCGGCGGCAACCGCAGCCGCGCCGATCTTCATTAGACCGCCGGCGACCTTATCGACGCCGCTGTTCAGCTCGTCGACCGTCTTGGTGACGCCTTTGAACATCTTCTGCGTGCGCGACTGGATCCCAGCCGTGACACGCGAGAAGTTGTCCACCGCCTTGAAGACGGCCTCGACGCTGAACCGGCCTGCCATTGCTCTACTTGTTTCGTGGCTTCGTGATCTCTCGGAGCTCGGCGCGTAGCCCCTCGTAGAAAAACCGGATGTCGCTCGCGGTCAGCGTGCGGACATCCGGTAGCCCGCCGAAGTCCCGGGTGACCTGCAGAATCATCTCCCGCATCACGACGGGGAGCGTGTGCTGCACGCGACCGGTTTCGCGATCCCGCGGGTGCCTGTAGTCCTCACCGCGGCGCACCAGCGGCGTCGCCGCCTCGGTCCCTACTTCCCCAGTAAAAAAACGAAGATCGCCTGGCAGACGGATACGTCGCGGTTCAGCATCAATGAAAACCGCTGCACTGGCTGCCCGCTCATCTCAGCGAGCACCGCGAACGACTTCGTTACGCCGTGGTGCTGTTTGCCGGCCTTGTCCATCGATATGAAGGCCTGCCCCTTTGGCTCGTGGAACGTAATCGGATCGCTCGGGCCGACCTTTTGCACATATACGAACTCGCCGGCATCGTTGACCACGAGGTGCCCGAAGCGGATCGCATCGATCAGGACCCGCTTGTGGGCGAAAAACTCCTTGCGGTCGTCTTCGTCCATCGCCTTCATGGCCTCGGCGTCGAACTTCGCGACGATGTCCATGGCGTCCGCCCAGCGATCGAATTCCTGCTCGGCGACTTCTCGTGCGACCTTCTCTTCTCGTGTGCTCATTGTTGCGTCAGCTTTCCGGGACCGGTGAGCGTCACCTCGCCGGTCGCGTCCTGGCTGCTACCCTGTAGCTCGCCCGTGATCGTGCCCTTCCCCTGGTAGGAGAAGCCGCTCGCGAAGTTCACGACGATCGCCACGTTCCCGTCCGCGTCCGCGCTCGTGTTCTTCCCGTCGGCGACGTCCTGGAGGAACTCCTGGTCACCCCTCGCGTCGTCGATCGCGAGCTTCACGCCGCCGATCATCCACGCGACGCGCGTTTTGATGATGCGCACGGTCCCGTTGCCGTTCGGTTTGACCTCGTTTTCGAAGCCACCGAGCTTTCGATTCGAGTCCGAATCGGCGGCCACCGCGAGGGTGCGCCCCGCGATCGAGACGCTCCCGATCGATCCACCAACTGACATTGGATGTTTCCTTTTTCTGGTGGAAGGCGCACCGGTGCCGCCCCGTCGCGCGCCGATGCGCGCGGGTCGGCCTCACTGCCGCGCTTCCGAGATTTCGTTACGCGGCGGCGCCGAAGAAGAATCCGAAATAGAGCGTCGCGCTCTTGATGTTGGTGTTGCCCGAGAGCTGCACCGTCATCGTCATGTCGAGACGCTTCGGGTTCTCGCTGTTGATCACGGAGGTGATGCTCTTCTTCGCCGTGTCGGGGTCGCTGATGATCGCCTCGTCGCCGAGGCTATCGGCGATGCCAGCGAGCCGCGCCTTCGCGTCCGATGGATGGCGCGCGTTCGCGTTGACGGTCGCCTGACCATCGGGGATGAGCGGCGCTGCTGCCCATTCCTTCGCGCTGAACGTCGTGTCGATGCTGTAGATGCACGTCATGAGACGCACGATGTCGACGACGTAGCGGTAAGCCGGGTTCGGATCTCCCGTCGGGTGATAGAACGTGATGACGTCCGAGAGCTGCACGACGGAGTCGACCACCTCGATCGTCGAGCTTCCCGCCATGACAGCCGCATTGCGCGTCGGGTAATCCCACTGGTCGCCATCGTTGCCGGGGATGATTCCGGTTAGCGGCTGCGCGCCGTAGTCCGTCGGCGGGTTGTCGTTCGCCTGCTTCGCGATCATGGCGACCGCTCGCGCAGCGACCACGAACGGCAGATTCACGGAACCAACCCCCGGGATCACGCTGTTCACGCGGTCGGTCTTGCGAGCATCGGTGATCGCGGTGACGGTCGCCCGATCGGTGCTCGTGTTGCCCGTGAATGCGACGAAGGGCTTTCGGACCAGGTCGCCCCACCGGCCCTCTCCGACGTTCATGATCGCGTCCAGCGTCGTCGCGTCGGTGAGCTCCATTGCGTTGATGATGAGCGTCTCCCAGACGTTGCCGATCTGCGCGAGCGCGTCTGTAACGTCCGGGTTCACGAGGCCGCCGCTCGGCTGCGCGATCGTGAACGTGACCCCGAGCGTCGTGTCGCCGATGATCTCGATGTAGATCCCGTTCCCGCTCGACCCCTTCCACTTCGCCGTCGCTTTGACGTCCGTCGCGGGCACGGTGATCATGAACTGATCGCCCACCTCGAAGTCCGTGGTCCCGTCGGTAACGGTGAATTGCAGGCCGCCCGAGTCGAAGACCGAGGCCGCGCCTACGCCCACCGTCATGGTGAGATCGTTCGCGATGACCGAGCCGCTCGGATCCGTGAGCGTCCATACGCCGCCATTCGCGACGTGCGTGTTACACGTGAGCTTGTAGGCTCCGGGAGTCGGCGTTCCTGGCGCGGTGAGCGCAGTGAGTGTGCCGTTGCCGGTGCCGGTGATCGCGCTCGCGGTCACCGCCCCGTACGTATACGAGATGTCGACCGGCATGCGCATCACCGCGGAGATCGACGAGCCGACGAGCCCGCAAACGTCCGTGAGGCTGACAGCGCCCGAGGGGATGACGAACGAGTTGCCGAGGATGCCGTTCACCCGCGCGCGATACGCGCCAGCGTCGCTCATGGTGGTCCCGACGGGCGTGATCGTGCCGTTGGCGGCGACGCCGGCGGGGTCGTCCACGAGCGGATAGAGGGTGACGGGGATCGAGTCGACTCCGTCGCCGTTCGCCGGGAAGAGCTGGTCGACGATGAGGTCCGCCGGGCATCCGTAGCCGTACGTATTTCCCGTCTCCGGCTCGCTCGTCACCTGCCGCTTCGCCGTCGAATAGACGACGTCGCTGCAGCCTTGCGCGAGCACCACGATTCGCTGCGGCGTGAATCGCGCGCTGCCGCTCTTGAGGTTCTTGAACTGAGTACCGATCCCGGTGACTCGGGCGACGGCCGATGCATCGACTGACATGTTGCTGTCCTTTCGGAACGCACACGCCCGCCGAGGCCCGACGCTTCGGGTTCGGTGTGCGCGCGCGCTCGTGAAAACTCAGGGCGGCGTGGCGTCGTACGTGGCTCGCACGTAGACTTCGCTTGTCTCTTTACGCAGGAGGGTGACGCCGATGATCTCGAGCGGCTGCCCGAGGTTTTGCGGCGAAAACTCGTTGAACTCGACGGCCATCACGAGGCGGGCGGCGAGCACCTTCGGCACGACCGTCCCGTCGATCGCTGGTTGGAAGAACGTGAGCGATTGCGGCCAGCGTCCCCAGACCCATTGATCCGCTTTGCGCGGACTGCCGAGGTAGACGTACTGCCCCGACATCAGGATATTGCGCACGAGCCTGATGGCGCGCCCGAGCGAATCGGATGCGTCTAGGTCGCCAGGGCGATGCCCCTCAGTCGTCTCCGTGCTCACACCGTAAGCGTAGAAGTCGAGGTTGTAGAGACCGACGCACTTCTGCCGCTCGACCACGTCACTCGTTGCCTTGTCGTACGTCGCGGAGTCGATCGCGATATTCACGATCGGCGACGTGTCGGCGGCGACGTTCGGATCGTTCAGATCGAGCTGAGACCATTCGTCCCATGGGTTCGCTCGATCCGTGAAGACTCGCACCTTCCAAAGGAGCGGATCCTTGCCGGCCTTGAACGCAAGCTGCTGCTGATTGTCGAGCTCGACGGCGAGGATCGACGCGATCAGATCCGAGACGAGCTCGAAATTATCGACCTTGTCGATCAGCTCGGTGATGAGCGCGGCCATCGACTCTCAGATCCGATACTGCTCGAGCATGCACACCACGACGCCGAGGGCGCGGTCGGGGCGGCCCTCCATCACCTTGAACATGTACGCGGTGCCATCGAGCCCGGCGAAGCTCACGACCCACGGCGTCGCCTTATCGTCCGCGCTGCCGCGAGGGATCCCGAGGCCCGCCTCCGTGAGCGCCGCGAGGGGCAGCGCCACGGAAGCCATACGCCCCACGACGGCCGCGCCCGTCTGAGGATCGATCGTGTGGCCGATATCCGTCGTCCGACCCTTCAGGGACGCGGTGACGCCCGTCGGATCGGTGATGGTGATCGGCCACCCAAAGCCGCCGCCGTCGTCCTCCAGGATCGTCCGGAGGTCGGCGGCGGCTTGCTGCCGCAGTCCCATGGTGTGCGCTCGTTACTTCTTCTCGACGATGACGTTCGCTTTGCGCAGCGTCTCGAAGGTCACCGACTTGGGGGGGAAGTCCCGCGCGGCGATCGGATCTCCTTCGTTCAGCTGACCGCGGAGCGTCGTGACGGAGTGGCCCTTCGCGACCACGAAGACCGGCGGCTTGGCGGGCTTCGCCGGCGGATCGACCTTCGGTGGCGGCGCGTCCTTTTGAGCAGCGCCGACATCCACTGGCGTCGCCTCCGGCGGCTCGCCGTCGAATCGCTTCGGCACGGATCAGCCGCCCTTCACAATCGCCCCGCGCTTGACGAGGTCCTCGAAGTTGGCCTTGCTCTCGGCGGGTTTGGCATGGAAGTCGGTGGGCTTCACCTCGCCTCCCGCGTCGATGACGCGCCCGTCATGCGTGATGACGGCCTGATCCGGCGCGACGACGAAATCGGCCTTCTTGGGAACCGCTTTCGCCGCGGCGGCCTTGTCGGCCGCAGCTTTCTCGGCCGCAGCCTTGTCAGCGGCAGTCTTCTCGGCTGCGGACTGCTCTTCGGTCTTCTTGTCGTTTTGGTCGGCCATCAGAACACCGTGAGACACGCATACGTGTCGATTGCGGTCGGGATGGTGAGTGGGCGAGTGCCGGCGGAGACCTTGAGGTGCTTGCCGTCGGGGGTCATCCACGCGTTCGTGGTGAGATCGATCCCGCGTTCCGTGCTCGAGATGCGCGGCGGCAGGAATGGAAGGATCCGTTGGTCGGGAGGAACGAGGATCGGAATCGCGCCGAACGACAGATCCATGCGGCCGCCGCTGGCTCGCACGATGACCTTGTTGTCCGGGACGAATGGCGTAAGCGTTCCGCCGTTCGGATCCTTGTACCAACCGTCATACGTCCAGAGGTCGTATCGGTAGTTGTCGATGAAGACGTAGCCCTGGTACGTCGCGCCCTCGACGCCCTTCGACATTTGCGGCTGCAGCTGACCGAGACCGAGACCGATCACGGTTGAAGACCCGTTCTGCCCGACGATGCGTGTCAAGGATTGCTGCGCGGTCGCGTTCTTCATGAACCGCTGCCACGCGCCCTTGCCAAAGATCGCCATGTCGGCCATCTTCTTGCCGTCCTGTCGCACGACCGTTCCGGCGCTCGACAAGTCGGTAAGTGGCGCGCCAGTGCTGCCGTCCGCGGCCCACGCGGTCGTGGTGATCTTGTGGCCAGACTTCATCCCGAAGTCGAGCGTGTAGAGCGTGTTCCCGCCTGAATCCTTGAGTGTCAGAATGCCGGTCTGAAAGACCTGCGACGCCATGAGCTCGATCGAGCGACGGATCTTGTTCTCGAGCTTGCGGAAAATCCGGAACGCTTGCTGCGTCGCATTCGCCGCGTAGTCGGGGCTGTCGAACGGATTCTGACCCGGCAGACGACGGATCGCGTCGTACGCGGTGATCGTCCCGACCTCGTCGTAGATCGGCGGGGTGAAACCCTTGTTCACGTAGGCCGTCGCTTCGTTCTCGCGCTGGCCCGCCGTGAAGTCCTGGATGACGACGGCGATATCCTCGCCGTCACGCATCACGTCGATTTCGACCTTCTCGGTCGTGTGGATGTTCTGCGGCGGAGTCTGGAACATGCCAGCCAAAAACAGCGGGGCCGGCGACTCTTCCAAGTAGGCGGAGATGAGCCTTGTGGTGCTTCGATCGGACATGAACGTTGCCTTTTCTGATGTGCTGGCGCACCTCCGCGCCCCCGCGCGCGCCGAATGCGCGAGCAAGGAAACGACTCAGTGAGCCGAGTTGGCTTGTTGGTTTGAAGCGGCGACTGAGCTCGTTACCGAGGAACGCCGCTTCGGGTTTTCATGACGAGGTCTGAAGAACGTCGATCGGCATGATGCCGACCGCTCGAAGCTGGTCGATGACCGCTCCGTCGATGTTCGAATCGTTGCCGTCGGCGTCGATCACGAGGCGCTTCTTGTTCACCTCGCCCTTTTCGAGCGCGCGGACCTGGACATCGCCGGCGCCGGTCGCCGTGACGTCGTACGTAAGCACGGCCTTGGGGATGCCGTTGCCGTTCGCCGAGCCGCCCTTCACGAACTTCACGAGCTTCAGCGTGGAGCTGTCGCGCGCGAGAAGCGTTCCGGCGACCATCGTCCCGGCACCGGCGAAGGTGAGAGGCTCGTCGCGAAACTGTTCGCCGGCCAGCGCGACGCTGCCGACGTTGATCGATGTCGTGGTGATGTTCGCCATTTTCTCTTTGTCCTGTTCTTGAGGAGCTTCGGCGCTCTGCTCAGTGCTTCGCCACGCTCGCGGCGCCGTCGCCCGCGGCCGGCTTCTTGCCCATGGCCGCCTCGATCCGATCCGCGACCTCGTCTCCGAGATCTTTCGTCGCGACGGGCGTCTGCGCCGCATCGCCGAGGGCCGCGCCGGCCGCGTCCGAATCCGCCTGACGAGCTGCCGTCTCGCGCTTGCCCAGCGACGCCGCGAGATATTCGGCGTGCACGTCTTCGTCCATGGTGCTCGCGCCGGAGGCGATAGCTGCTTCCGCGACGTCGCGCGCACCGGTGGCCTTGGCGAGCTTCAGATGGGCGCACACGCGCTTGCGCTCGGTCGCCTGGCCCTGTGCGGCGCCCTTGGCGATCAGCGAGGCATGGAGTGCGGGATGCTGTGCGAGGAGCTCTTCTTCGTTCATGGGAGTTGTCTTCCTGGTTTGCCCCGTGAGCCGAGGCGGTTGATCCTTCGAAACAGGGGCCGAAGGCGCCGCGTCGGTAGATGCGGCAACGCTCGGCATGGGCGGTGATTCTTCGGTATCGTCGGCGAGCGCCTGCCCGCTTCCGCGCTTCGTCGGCTTCGGCGCCTTGTCGATCATGCCAGCGGCCTTCGCTGCATCGGTCAGCAGCACGCCGCCGCGGCCGAAGTCCGCGTTTACCTGGGCGACCGTGTACGCCTTGCCGGTCGCGTTCGAGCGTCCGCGCGCGATCGCGTCGACGAATAGCTCGTGGTAGGCGTCGAGCTCCTCGCGGACTATCGCTTTGCCTTCCGGCGTCGTGACGTCCGGCCGCTTCTTGGGCGCCTCGGTGCTCGCGATGTCGACCTGATGCTCGGGATCGACGAAGAATGTGATGGCGACACCGATGCTCCCGAAGCTCGACGCTGGACCGGACGCCTGGATGGGTCCAGCCATCGCGGACAGCGCGTATGCGGCCGAGCACGCTTGCGCGGCCACGACCTTGACCGGCTTCTGGAAGGACTCCTCGGTGGCGAGCGTCTCGAACAGGCCGTCGAGGTAGCCCCCCGGGCTGTTCACGCTCAGGATGACGTTGGTGACGTTCGGATCCGCTGCGGCAAGCGCGAACGCGTCTCGGATGTCCTCGTAGCAGGTCTGGTCAATGCCGAGGAGCCATGACCAAAAGTCCGGCTCTTCCGTGAGCACGCCGCAAACCGCGATCTCCGCGGTGTTGCCGACGACCGTGTAGTTTTCCGTGTCGCCCGAGCTCGCGAGAACGCCGTCCGACTTCACCGCGACACGCCGACGCGCAGCTCGACATTCCTCGAGTTGCTTCGCCGTCGGGACGATGCCGGATTTGTAGAGCCGCCCGATCCGCTCGGCGACATCTTGCTGGAGGAACATTCGGAGCATGAATCACCTGACTTCGAGCAGCGCCAGGCGCCGCCGCGGGTAGTTACCGAGCCCCTCGACGACGTCGTCGGCGCCGTCCTCACCCTGCCCTTTGGCTTCGGTGGGGCCAGTCTCGCCCTTCGCGCCAGCGTTGCCCTTGCTCGCCGCCGCGAGCGCCGCGAGCACCTCGTTCGCTTCGACGAGTTGCTTGTTCTCGCGTTTCAGCTTTTGGATGTTCTTCGAGTACTTCGTCCCAAAGATCTCGCGCGCCGCGCGGTCCCTGGTGATGAAACCCTCTTCGATCCCGAGCTTGTATCCACCGACGAGCTTCGACAGGTCGACAGCCGGCTTGATCTGACCCGACCAGTCGCTCGAGATCCATCCAGCGAACACGTCGTACAGCGAGAAGTCTCGCCACGATTCGAGCAGTCGCTCGGCGGCGATCTTCTTCGCCGTCACCTCGGCGAGAAGCCACTCGACGTAGACGGGCTGGCAAAACTCATCGCCGAACCATTGACGCACCTTGTTCAAGTACATCTTGAATTCGTTGATCGCGGCCTGGCTCGCGGAGTAGTTCGAATTGAACGAGAGCGTGAGGATCTCGGGCGGGATTTCAAGCGCCCACGCGATCGCCTGGACGATCGCCTCCTCGAAGACACCGTAGCTCTCGGTCGTGCCGTTGACCGAGAATGCCGCCGGCTCTTCGCCGGTCTGCAACTCCTCGATCACCCACCCCGGAACCTGTTGAGCGGCCGAGAAGCAGCGATCCTCTGTCGGACGGTTCCCTTCGGCGCGCTCGACCGTTCTGCGGACGGCTCCGCCCGTGACGGGCTTCGACGAAGGTTTATCCTGCGTCTTCTTGATGAAGAAGGCGAGATAGCTCAGGACGAGCGCCTTGCGCTGCGTGCTGTCGCGGTACCGGTCGAGCTCCTTCAGAGATTGCAGGACGAGAGCAAGGAGCGGCTTGCCACGGACGTCATCGAGCCGATGCGCGGTCCCGTAGACGAGCCATGCGAGCCGTCGCCCGGATTTTTCACCCCACGCCGGGAGGCGCTTCGACGTCCTGTCTTCCTGGAGGATCCAATACGCGACGTGGCGCCCGTTCGCGTCGATCTCGACGCCATGGCGGATCTTGTTGCCGCTCTGGAGCTCGATGCCGAAAGGCGTCTGAACTTTCTCGCCGTTGATCAGCTGCAGGCGCGGTAGGCCGGTGCGCTGGTCCTGTCGCATGACGACGAGGACGTCGCCGACGACGAGGGCCTCGGTCCGCGCGATCGCCTGTTGGCGCCCGAACGTGACTTGCTCAGCATGGTCGGAGAGCTGCGCACGGTCGCTCCAGATCTGGAAACGGTTCTCGACCGTCTCGGACCAGTCCGCGAGCTCATCATCCCGCTTCCCGAGAATCGCCTCTTCGGGCGTGGCCTCGAGATGGAGTCCGGTGTTGATCTCGTTCGTGACGAGGCGCTGGATCACGCCGCGCGCATAAAGATTCGTCTCGAAAAGCTCGGCACTGCGCTTCCGCAGCGTCCAGTAATCCGGAATCGGGAGGATCGTCGGGCCGTAGCCGCCCGGAAACTTGCTGCCGTCGTCCCACGAATATCGGATTGGCGAGAGTTGTCCGAGCGTCGTCGGCTTCGGTTCCGGCGCCGGCGCCGGCGCGGCGTTGAACGTCCGCACCTTCGGCGGCGCGAACAGCTTTTTGACGGCTTCGAACATCAGAAATTCGGCGTGACGTGCGTGCTGCCGTTGCCGTAGAGAAGCGCGCGGAGTGTCGCGCGCTCGTTCATGAGCCAGCTGATGATGCCGTTTAGCCGCAGAAGATCGACTTTCGTGACTCGCTCGCGAGTCTGTCCCGTGTCGATCTCGTAAGATTGCACGCCGCCGGAAGCGACCGCTGTCACTGCCGCTCGGTACGCGATGATCTGCGCTTCGATGGCCGCGATCTGCGTGAGGATGAAGGCGTCATCCGCTGCGTCATCGGCTATCAACATCTTTCTTCGGATCCGGTTCCTGGAAAAACGGGTGCTGCTGCTCGAGCACCGTGTAGAACTCCGCCCAATTGACGGCCTCGAGCTCCAGCTGTGAGACGCAGACGTCCCAAGCGATGATGTCGAATGCCGCGCTCGCGTAGACGAGGCAGTCCCAGAGCTCGTTCGCGGCGCCCGACGGGCGGTGCCACGTGAATCCGAGCCGTTGCCCGGTCTGCGCGTCGATGCGCTCTCGCTTCGTCTCGACCGTCAGCTCCTTCAGCTGCTTGTCGGTCGCATCGAGCGGGGCGTTGAAGTGACCTTCGGGCTGGATCCCGTCCTCGTTCCAGCCGCGCCGAAGCGCCGAGCTCCATCGATCCTTGTAGAAGTCGACCGTGATCCCGTAGGCGGTCGCGCCCATCGGAGTCGCGAAGCTCGAGAATTCTTTCAGGTTGGCCGACTTCGGCGGAGCGTCGCGACCCTTCACGGGAAAGACGCTCGTCTCGTACTGTGCGCAGAACCGATAGACGTCGTCCGCTCGATAACCGGAGTCGATGAGCGTCAATGCGATCGGATAGATGCGCCCGTCGTCAGCCTTGTAGCGCTGTGCGTCCTCGATGAGCGCCGCGAGCCGGACCCACGTCGCCGGATCGTCGAGGTTCTCGGTGTCACCGATGAACTTCTTTTGCGCTTCGTCCCACCCGAAGCGCCAGTAATCGACGAGGAGCACACGGCGCCCGCGGCACCAGCCCCACACCGAGACCGCGAGGTTGTCCTTGTGGACGTCGACCGTGCAGACCAGCGCAAGGACGTGGCCCCCGCAATGCCTCGACGCCCAGCGGTTCGGGATCTGACCGTAGTGGTAGACGGATCGCCGATGCCCCGAGACCTTCTCGAAGCGGACCGACGAGCCCAGCATTCGGAATGGCTCGCCGAGAACGTTGTTGTAGAAGACCTGGAGCTTTCCGATATCCTTCGGCTGGGCGCGCTCGGTGTCCCACGCCTCTTGCCACTTCGCAGCGCCCGCCGCCCACGTCTGCATGCCGGGCGGCGAGTAGAGCGCGCTCAGGTGGTAGCTGCGATGCGTCGGATCTGCAGCCTCCGCGGTCGGACGCCACTCGGCGCCATGCTCTGGAGAGAGCAGTCGCGCCTTGTCGTCGTTCGTGTGCGGATGCGAGCATTCGCGGCATAGGTAACGGACCGATTCCGGGACGACGTTCCCGTCCTTCGTCTCCCAGACGATCCCCGTCACCTCACCGGTATCGCGGTTCTCGCGGCGCCAGCGCAACGTCTGGGGCGCGTTGCACTTCAGACACCTGACGAAGTACCGCCGCTTGTCGCCGCGCTCGAAGCATTCGTTGATCCTCGACTGGCCAACGATCGTCGGCGTCGAGATGTTCAGTGTCTTACGGTCGCCCTCGTACGCGGCCGTGCGGTCCGCCGAGAGCTTCATCGGGTCACCGTCCTTCCCGACCGTGAGCGGGTAGCCGTCGACCTCGTCGCGCAGAAGTATCTTGATCGGGATCGCGCGGAGCTTCGTTGCGCTCTTCGCGCCGAACGGCAGGATGAACCCGCCGCCCTCGATCTCGATCTTCTGGTCCGTCTTGCCCGTCTTGCGGGCGTTAAACTCGTCCGAGCTCTTGATCAGATGGGCCAGCCCGGAGAGCTGGATCATCGGGATGATCGACGTGTCGAGCCGGAGCTTCGCGAGCTCGGCGTCAGCCGTCAGCAGCATGATCGGCGCGTGGCCGACGTGCGCGATGTAGTAGCCGATCGCGTTCTCGAGGATCCCGACCGTCGCCCCGAGCTGCACGCCCTTCTGGAGCGTCACCTCGCGGACCGGAGAGTCCACGCTCAGGCAGTCGACGATCTCTCGGAGGTAGGGCGCGACCTTGTAGCGGTAGTACCCCGGCATCGGCGTCGCCGACGGGGGCAAGTAGCGGTTCGCCTCCGCCCACGTGCTGGGCGTGACGACGTTCTGCGCGACCGGAAGCGCGTCGAACTGGAGGGCGAGCCACTCGCGCTCGGGGATGAGCGCTTCAACTTCCATCTCGGAGCATCCGGGCCGCGGTCGTCTTCACGGGCGCGAGGTGCGAACCGAGGTTCTCGCGCACCGCGCGCTCCGCTTCCTCGATCGCCGCCCCGCTTTTCGCGAGCGCGTAGAGCTCACGCACGATTGTGCGCGGCGCATCGCCGAGTAGGCGCTTGTTCGTGGCTTCGAGCGCCCCAAAAACATGGGTCCGGACGAGCTCGCGTTGGATGACGCGGCCCTCCCGCTCGTCGTTGTCGAGCCGCTTCTCGCGGATCGTCTCGATGTCCTTCAGCGCGAGGAGCCAGTCCCGGAAGATGCGGCCCGTCCCGAAGCGCTGAACTAGCGGGGCGAGCAGCTCCGCGAAGGCATCGAGCTCGGCGGTCGCCGGCGGGGCCTCCTCGGACGGGAGTTCCGGTCGGATCGGCGGCGGCGCCGGAGCGCCGTTCGAGGCCTGCGGTCGGCCCGCCGTCGGCTTGGCGCGTCGCTTCTTGGTGGTTTTCGCCGCACTCGTCGTCGCCCTGTCTGGAGGCGCGAGATTGACCCCATGGCGCGCCGCGTAGGCGACGGCGGCCTCATGGTCGATGTCGATGCGGTCGCGCACACAGGCGGGCTTCAACGGGCCCCGGCACGCCTTCGTGATGGCCATCGCCGACACGCCGACGCGGCGCGCGTATTCGGACCGGGAAACGAGCCGCCGCATGCGATTCGGGGCTGTTTCGGGCCACCCCGTGAGCGCTGGACCGGTTTAGGACCGGTCGGAGGTTTAAAGTCCTCGAAGATCGAGACGTTGCAAGGGGAAGGCGGTGGCGAATCTAAACCGCGATGGGCCGCGGGTACCCCCACAGTACCTTTACGATCCAGCATGTTTTACGCTGGATTCGAGATCACTGATCTGCCTTGTTTTATGCTCGATTCGCGATCGATCGCATCGGCAGCATGAAACAAGGGCTGCGGTGCATGGCCCAACGAATACGCCTACTTAGCTAGTACCCGAAGAGCCTGTGCCTTGCTGCCTGCTCACGCAGAGCCCCGAGGTGGATAGCCGGCAGATGAGGGTCTAGGCGTACGAGAGCGCGTTCCAGCGTCGGATTGCGGGGGATCATTACGGCGGGGCGGCGCGTCTCCCACACCATGTCGAGCCTTGGGTTGCGCTTGCCACCTGAGATTCGAAAGAGCCCCTGCGTGGTCGCGAGCTCGAGGTACACGAACCGCTTCCCGTTCGAGAGCGCGCGCCGAATACTCACGGCGTTGCGCTGCTTCCGAGAGATCCCCGTTCGGTTCTGGACTTGGATGCTCCCGAGCTTCATCGGGCCGCGAACGAGGCGCTGACGAGGGCCTGAGCCACGTCCTTCACCGGACGCCGTCTTCGTCGGAATGGCGACGCCGTGCTTGCCGTGCTTCGTCTTCTTCCCGCCCTCTTCCTGCGTGCCCATGTACCGCGCGATCGAGCCCGTCACCGCGACCATGCGCCGCGGGTCCATCCCCGTCGCGTTCACGACCCGCAACGAGCCGAGGGTCCAACGATTCCGGAGAATCATCGAGCTCCGAATCTCGTCCGCCCATACGTTCTTCGCGGCGAGCGCCGACCGGTTCAGGCTGTCTCGAATCGCGTACGGCAGCGCCTTCGACGAGAACACCTCGAGCTGCCGGACGAGCCCATGAATCTCGCGCGTGTCGACCACGAGGAGCGTCACGGCGCCGCCCACCAGAGCACGAACACGAGCACGAACGCGTATGCGAGACAGGCGGCGACCGCCCACTGGAGCACGCGCCCCAGTCGCCGCCGTCGGCTCCGAGAATCCCGACCTCGAGGGATCGGCTTCACGAGCGCCGCACCGGCCGCCATCCATGCACCGCCGGCCCCGCCCGTCGAATCTTCTCCAGCTGCCCGTCAGTCAGTGAGCCGCGGCAACGCCGCGCAATGCCCATCGTCGGGCCTGCGCTCGTGCCCTTCCACACCACGGCCGAGAAGCTGTCGCGGCCCTTGAACGCCGCCTCGACTGCAAAGCGACCCGAGCTCATGCCACGATCCTCCGCGGACCCCGCTCGCGCCGCGGCACCACGACGAGTCGAACTACCCTCGGCTCACCCGCTCGTGCCGCGAGCCGCAGCGCCCGGTCGACCGTTGCCACCGACGAGAACTCGTCGAGGACCTGTTGCCGGAGCGTCTTCCCGCCCGGAGCCGTCTTCCACATCGTCAACGTGGCCTCGCGGTCTCTGCTCCGCTCCGTTGGGACGGGCGGCTGCGCGCGCGGGCCTATCCCCTATGCTGTCGCGGGAGGCTCACATTTGGCTCACTTTGGCCCGAGTAGTTGCCGCAGTTCCTCCACCATCCCCGCGAAACGTTTGGACCAATCCTGAATTCGCTGGATGTCTTTTTCGCTCCTCGTGACGCGCCGTTCGACTCGGCGCATGCGGACACCGAGGGTGTCGATCGTCGACCGCATTGCAGTGAGCGTGCCCGGGTCCCAGGGCATGAGTTGTTCGAGCGCGGAGACGGCGACGAACAGCGGCGCGTTCTCGCCTTCGCCGAACTGTCGCAGGTAGGTCGTGCCATCGCGGCGCTCTAGCCGGCGGATGAGACGGCGGATCCGGCGCCGTGCCTCCGCGCGTGCCCTAGGGTGGACGGGCTCCGGAGACGCGTTCTCCGTGGTTCTCCGGATGAGCTCGGCGACTTCCGCCATCGAAAGCCAGCGGTCGCGGCGCGGCCCCTCACGCCGCACGGGTGCGCTTCTCCTTCCGGCGGTGCTCGGCCTCCTCGGATTCACCGAGACGCCGGCAGGCGCTCGCGACGGCCTTTGCGGCCAGGAGCTCGGGGGTGATCGCGAGATGGCGACAGGTGGCAGCGATGGCGCGAGCGGCAAGAAGAGTCGGCTCCATCGCGCGGCAAACCTTCTCGACGACGAGCACGGCGCGAAGCTCCTCGGTGCGTCGCTTATCGCTTTGGCCGCGCTGGTATTCGCGCTCCCAGCGGCCACCGTCGTCAGCGGGGCGCGGTGGCGCATCCAGAGCTCGGGGCGGCCGTCGCAGGGCCGGTGCGCCTGTCAGGGCGTTTTCCCGAGGCTCCCTCAGGCGCTCGCCGCACAGCTCGCATTTCCTGGGCAATCGCTCCGATCGTGCCCAGTTCGACAACAACTGCCGCGTGGCCGTCGAGCAGATGGGGCACGTCACCTGGCGCGCCACAGGAGTCCCTGTCCACGGTCCGACATGCCATCGGCTACGCTCCGCCGCCGCTGCGTCCCACTCCCGATGGGCAGCCCGAACCCCGATCTCCGTCTTCCGGCGCGCGCTCTGAATGATCCCCGCCCGCCCCTCGTAATCTTTGTCCAGGCACGCAGCCAGGAGCCTCCCGACATGATCGGATCGGAGCACGTGCAAGGCTGCACTTGCCAGCATCCCCAGCTCACCATCGAGCCGCGCGCGCTGGATCGGTGGCAGGTCGTTCCGCGGCGCGTAGTGCGCCATGAGGACACCTTGGCCGTCGCGACTCACCAGGAACCAGACCGGCGACCAGCGCCTCCACTTCGCCGCCGGGCTATCGCCCGCGCACCAGCCAGCCTGATAGTCCGAGTACGGGTCCGTGTTCGGAATCCCGCTCGCGCCGCCATGCTCGAGGGCGCTAATCGTGCCGCCGAGCGTTCCCTTCATCCCGAGTTCCGCCGCAGCGAAGTGTAGCCACCAATGGATCGCTGGGTTCCACAGCTCACGGTCGGATTGTTTGTCGATCGCTTGCATGGTAGGGTTTCTCCTCGACGGCGGGAATCGTCCGGGAGCCCTCGCGCAAGCGGGGGTTTTCGTTTCAGGTCATGGGTCCGCCGTCCTGGTCATGAACCAACGCGCCCCGAAGGCGCGACGGCGGAGGGTGCGGTGCTGTTCGGTGCGGCGCGTTGCGACGCGGAACTGGGCGACACGTGGCGTGGCGGTGCGCAGCCTTGAGTAGCGCCCCGTCGAGCCGGAAGGCGCGACGAGGCTCGGTGCGGCGCGCTGCCCAGCGGAGCGCTGCCTGTCGGTGCAATGCATGGCGGCGCGGAGCTGCGGATAGTGCCCAGCAGAATCGAAAGACGCTGCTGGGCTCGGTGCGATGCGATGCGGTGCGGTGCGGAGCGGTGCGGCGCGCTGCGAGGCGCGGCGGCGCGATGCGGAGCGACGGATAGGGCCCACGCATCCCGAAAGAGAGGCGTGGGCTCGGTGCGGTGTTTTGCGTGGCGCAGCGCAGCGCTGCGTTGCGGAGCGGTTCGCGGCGAAGCGTTGCGACGAATAGCGCCCTCGCTTCCCGAAAGAGAAGCGAGAGCTTGGAGCGGTGCGAGGCGGCGCGGAGCGCAGCGCCGCAGCTCGTTGCGAGGCGGCGCGATGCGGAGCGGCGCGATGAATAGCGCCACGACGATCCGAAAGAACCGTCGTGACTCGGTGCGGGGGCGGTGCGGGGCGGCGCGGGGCGCTGCGCTGCGGAGCGATGCCGTGCGAAGCGAGAAATAGTCGCTCCGCCCGGGAGCAACCCAAGGCGGAGCGTCGGAATCATGCAGCCCTCGACTTCTCGGTGCGCTGTCCCGATCGCGGGACAGCGGCCTCGGCGCGAGCCTCGAAGTCATCGAGCGCATTCGACGACTTCAGCAGCTCGCGCACCCCACCCCAGATGGGTCCGAGCTTATCGTTGTGCCGGAACGCTCGGAATTCGTCGAGCCACCCGTTCAACCGATTCACGCCCTCGGCGAACTTCTGATCGGTCATGTAGGGCGAGGCCTGCGCAGTCTCCGTCGCGACGTAGCCGCGACGCGCCTCCGGGCTCGGCTTCAGATTGACCATGATCGGCTGCACCTCGCGCTTACCGGTCTCGAGGACGATCTCGATTCGGATGGAATTGACCAGCTTCCTGGCCAAGGTCTCGCGCGCCGCCGCCAGGATAGCCGAGTCCGATCGCCCGAAGATGTAGCGGTGAAGCGGAGATGACTTCTTGGATGCGGCTTCGACGATCTTCTTCGCGGAGAGCCCCGTAGGGGTCCCGTCGCCGTTGACTTTGGCGCCGAGGCGGATCAGCTCCGCGCCGACGGTTTCCGCCTGTTCCTGCGTCAGCCTGAATTCCGGACAGATCTGACGCGGAACGAAACGGCGCTGCTGCGCGCGACTCTTCACGAAACCGCCTTGAGGGGCGAGCCCTGCTTCTTGACCTCGAACTTCTTGATCGTGAAGGTGCCATGAGAGCCGCCCTTCTTTGAGCCGGGGCGCCAGTTACCGATCCCGATGACCCGTCCCGCCATGTCGATCAGCGAGTGACATTCCGTTGGATTCATCGCGTTCAGAAGGAGATCGATCTCGAAGTCGATCGACCAGTCGACGTACTCCGGGCGGATCACGAGCCGGGGAGCTCCTGTCGGGCCAGAGTTGCGGCCGACGTCTTCCCGCATGCGGCACTCCTTGAAATTGAGCGTCAGCATGTCGCCCACGATGTTGATCGCTCGGTTCGCGCCGGCCTTCGAAAGCTCCGGGAGCTCGACCGCGCCATCGCGAATGCACGAGCGAATGCCGCCCGCGGGGAAGGCGTCGCGCCCCTTGGCGTCACGGTACTTCGCGCGGTCGAAAACTGCTTTTTTCGTGACCGGCAGCGGCTTCACGTCGCCCGTGGTGACTGCTGTCTCGCCGTACTTCTTGTCCAGCCCAGCGCCGGACGGTGTGAGCCGATCTACGAGAAGCCGCTCGCCGGCGATCTGTACGTGGATGCGTGCCACGTATACCTCCGGTTTCTTGTTGAGCTCGTACGTTACTAGCTTCTTCTGCGTTTCTTTCTTCTTCGGTGCCATGACTATTACCTCCTGACGTGACTGCGCCGAAAACCGCGGCGCCCGGAATCTTTAGTGGAACGTCCGCTCAGCTTGTCGCGCGCTCGAATCCGCGTAGCGTCCCCGCCCGTGCGCCTCCTGAAAAAGCTCCTCGTTGCACTCGCGATTCTTGTGCTCGTGCCGCTCGCTCTTCTCGCGCTCGTCGGCGCCCTGGTAGCCGTCGGCGCGGTGAAGCTGCCAGCTCCGAATGGCGCGCCACCGAGCGTTCAGCTGTCGGCTCAGCCGCCACTGACGCCGCCGACTCCCCCGTCGAAGCCTCTCGCCGAGCGCCCATGCACCTTGCGGACTGATGGCGTGAAGCACATCGCCCTCTTTCCCGACGCCGCCAGCGCTCAGGCCTTTCACGAAGTCGTGATGGCCGCGGATGGTCTCCGGATGCTCGACGCGCCGGGCGTGTTCGAAGTGATCATCGGTACTCGATGCACGCTGCTCGACCTCGGCTCGGCCGTATCGAAGGTCCACATCTCCGAGGGAGAGCATGTCGGCGCCGAGGGCTTCATCACGACGGAATGGGTGGTGGTGAACTAGCGCGCTCACCCGCCGCCTTCTTTCTTCATCGCCTCGTGCAGAGCGTCGAGGCCGCGACGCAGCTCGGGCGTCATCGGCTGCGGCTTCGCGATCCCTTGTTCGTCGAGATACCGGAATGCGGCTTCCGCGGAGTCGGCGGGCAATGGCGGCGCGCCCTCACGTAGCCAGCTCGCGATCCGCCGCAACGTCGCGGCGTTAACCCTGGCGCCCCTGAACCGCTCGATCAGCCGGCGGGTGATCTCGCGCTCGACCGCGCCATCGCGCCGGATGTCCAGGTGCGGCCCAGTGGGCCTGCTCTCGAGGTGAATCACGAAGTCGGTGTCCGGCACCGAGAGCGGCTGCATCTCGTCACCGTCTTTGATCTCGAGCACGCTTTTCATCGAATCGCGCCTCCGTTCTCGCCGCACCGAATCACGGTCCCGTTCGCGGGCAGCGGCTCGCCCGCGTCGATGGTCTCGATGGTCGCTTGCCCGCTCGTGATGAGACGCTCGCGCAGCTCCAGATAGCACCGCGCCAAATTCCCCGTGCTCGACTGCTCGTCGTTGCACCAGGAGCGGGCATCGCGGGAGGCTCGGGCGTGGTCGGGCATCATGGGGTTCCTCGTTCGAGAACGTCGTCGAGCGTGAGCTGCTCACCGCGCGTGACCTCGCCGCGCTCACCGAGCACGTGTTTGCGAATCTCTCGGGCGAGCTTCACCGCATGACCGAACGACGCGATCCAAAACCCGTCTCCCGAGATCGGGTTTCCCAGGTCATCGTGGACGCGCAGGCAGACCAGGTAACCGGGCGTCTCCGGGTCTTCCGGTTCCGGGCCCCACACCGGCGCGTCGACGTTCTTGCGGGGGTACTCGGTGATCGTCAGGCAGCGCGACGACGGCACGTGGATCCAAAGCAGGTCGATGAAGAGCTCCTGGTCGCCGATCTCTCGCCAGCCCTCGGCTTGCATCTCGGGTCCGAGTGTCATCCCGACCAAACCTCTCCCCGCGCGAGCGCGGCCGTGACGTCGTCGTAGCTCATGGGAACCTCGAATCGTTGCCGTCGTCGTCCATGTCGCTCGCACGGTTGTCGATGTTGGGATCCTCGATCACCTCTCCAGATGTCTCCTTGAAGCTCGCCGTGTATTCGTCGAAGGCCTGGTCGATGGTCTCATCGAAGACTGGGCCGTCCTTGTTCTTCCAGATCCGAATCTGCCGAACACGCAGCTCCACCTTCGTCCCTTGGATGTGATCCTTCCGGACGTGGCCCATGATGACGTGCTCGGAGGCGTTCTCGATTTCGCCCGCCTCTTTGAGGTCGTACATCGTGGGCTCGGCGTCGGGCTTGTTCTTGTCGGGACGGTTCACCTGCGAGAGCAGGAGGCCGGCTGCGCCCACCTCCTTGATCGCCATACCGAGCTCGTCAGCGACGTAGCCGACCTCAAGCCGGCGCTCGGAGTGCCGCTTCTTGCACTTAGCCTTTTGCAGGTAGTCGAACACGACGAGGCGCACGCGCTTCTTTTTGCCGCGCTCGCGGATGAACGCCGTCACGTCCTCGATCGTCGCACCGACAGCATCGACGAAGAACGGGGTGCGCTCCGCTCGAGCTGCGACACGGCGCATCGCCTCGAGCTCCTGAGGCGTGCAACGATTCGCGCGCAGCCGGAGCGCGTTCACGCCAGCTCGGCGCGCCATGAGGCGTTTGAGACACATCGTCTCGCCGTCCTCGCTGCTGAAGAAGAGGATCTCCTCGTCGGTAGGATGCAGCTTCGGGAGAGCGATGTCGGCGATCTGAAGAGCCTTGCTCGTCTTGCCGAAGCTCGTCCGGCCGCCGAGCGTCGTGACATGCTTCGACCTAAGCCCGCACAATCGAGCGTCGAGCTTGAAGTGGCCGGTCGTGAGTCCCATTGCGGTGGCGCCGGATTCGGCCTCTTTGACGACGCGCGCGAACCCATCTGCGAGCGTCACAGCTACGAGCTCGCGGCGCAGCGATATGACCTTCGCCGCGGCCTTGTTCGCCGGCCGTGCCTCTTTCTGCGGATCGTGGGGGAGGTTGTTCTCCATGTGCCGATCGCTCACGTCCTTGCCGTTGCTCACGCCGCGTCCTCCTCGCCGGTGCATCGCCATGTCCGGCACTTCTCGCCCAGACTATCGATGATCTTCGCCGCGTACCGGTCGCCCGCTGGGTCCGGGTCCGTGTAGATGTACACGTCCGCGTTGCGCGGGATCGCCGCTGCGAAGTTGTCCGTCCACGAACCGCTCCCGATCCCGAGGACCGGCACGTCTTCGTCCTGAACGGTCGACAGCACGAGAAAGTCCGGCTCGCCTTCCGCGATCATGATCTTCCCCGGGTTGTCACCGCGAAGCATCGCGCGCGCGGCGCGGTTCGCGAGCACGAGCTCCGCGGCACGCCGGTCCTTCGGCGGTAGCCGCTTCGGCGTGTCGCCATCGACGACGCGGCATGCGCGGACGCTGCGCCCGTTCCCCCATGCGTCGTACACGGGAACGATCATCCGGTGCCCGGTGTCGAGCCACGTGCGCCGGCCGTACATCGCCCACTCGGGCGTCGGGGCGCGGAGAACGCGTGCGAGGTCTCGCGCCGCGACCAGCTCGGGGTCGAGCTTGCGGCGGACCAGGTAGCCGCTCACCGCGGTGTCGGCCGTCACCGGTGTCGCGCGCTCCCAGACGGCGCGTAGCTCCGCCTTCGATGGGTAGGGCTTCGATGGCTCCGGCGCGGGCAACGGACGTGGCGGCGGCCGGTCAGGGGCCGGGCTGCCGTTCCGGATCTCGTCCGCCAGGTCGCGCCGGTTCGCTATCTCCGCGGCCTCCGCAAGCACGTCGCGAAACGAGCTCCGGGGGATCTGGCGCACCAGGGCGACAAGGTCGAGCGCGTCCCCCGACCAGTCGCAGCCGAAACACCGAACCCCGATCGTCCCGCTCTCGCGGCGGGTGATCGAGCACGACGGTGTGCGTTCCTCGTGGTTCGGACAGCGCACCACGAGCCCGTCGCCGGCCTGCCGCTTCGACCCGCGGAGGTCGATCCCGAGCGCCTCGCACAGCCGCTTCGGGTCCCGGAGCTCGCCCCGGATCTCCCGGGCGTAGTCGGGCCGCGTCACCGCTGCGCCTCCATCGCGGCTTCGAACTCGTCGTCGGCGGAGCGTGGCGCGGTCGCCGGCATGTCCTGCGCGGCCTCGAGAATCCGCGCGAAGGTCTGTTCGTTGCCGAAGATGTACCGGATCGACCGGTGCTTTTCCCCTCGCTCGTCCGCCTCGCCGTTGACCATCCGGTCCCGCATGCAGGCGTCGGCGACGAGCACGCAGTCGGCCTCGCCGTGCAGGTCCAAGGCCTCAGCGAGCAGGGTCGCGTCGATGTCGGTCGCGCCGCCCCTGAGCCTGTGCCCGGTGAGCCCAGTGGCGCGTTGCCAGCGCTCGTGCAACCGGCGGACGTCGTCCCGGACGGCGACGAACGACGCCGCCATCCGGTCCGGTGGCCTCGGTCTGGCCGGCTCCGACCGAGGAGGGGGGTTAGGGGGATCTTCCTGCTCCTGTTCCTGCTCCTGATCCTGATTACCCCCACGGTTGGGGGTAACGTTTCCCTCGACCTGGGTGCGAACGTCCTCGGCAACGTCATTCGGAACGTTTCGATAGACGTTACCTGTGGCGTGGTGGAAAGCCTCCACCCACGTCGCACCGTTGCGGACGGGCGCCTCCAAGTCGCGCAACGCGAAGACGTGGAGCAGTGCCTTTGCCGCACGCAGCTTCAGCGCGCAGTCCGGCAGCTCCTTCCAGGCGAGCTTCCAGCCCTTCACGGTGTTGGGGTTCTCGGGGAAGTTGTGGTGGATCGCGTTCGGGACCCAGATGAGCCCAGCCGTCCAGTCAGCGGCGGCCATCTTCCGCGACTCGATCTCCTCCCAGCACCGGCGGAAATCGCGCACTGACCACCGCAGCGCGCTCGCGAGGCCACCCTCCCAGGCCTCGAACAGCCCCGGGATGCACCCGAGCTCCGGACCGGTCAGAAGGCGAAGCCAGAGCCACTGCGCGCTCGGCTTCGGCGCTGAGAGCTCGCGGAAGTCCCCCGACCCCCAGATGCGGCGGGAGACTTTCGAGTAACGGCCCTCGTCGGGTTTTCGCTTCACGTGTTTGGACTCCACTGCACACGGTTGGATGACTTCGCCCACGCGGCCTCAAGCGGGATGCTCAGGACCGCGCCGACGTGTTCGTTGCCGGCGCCCTCGCCGCAGATCCGGCAACGCCAGGATCCGCTGGCGGCAAGCACCGACGTATGCCCGCACGAGATGCAGTCGAAGAGCCGGGCGTCGCCCCACGACCACTCGAGGTCTTCGCCGATCCGAACGCGCTCGCCGAACCAACCGATCAGCGGTTGCGACGAAGTGAGATGCCATGGCGCCGCACCTACGAGCAGCGCCTCACCATCCCAGCCCGAGATCTCGATCTTATGCGCGTGCTCGACGAGTTGCTCGACCGTGACCGCGTCGCCCTTCACCTCGACGAGCAAGGGCGCCTCGTCGAGCCGCAAGATGAAGTCCGGGATGTACCCGGCGAGATCGCGTGGCTCGTACACCCAGCCCCAACCGAGCTCGTCGAAGAGCACCGCCCAGCGAGCCTCGGTGCGGGAGCGAAAGCGCGTCCCGCGGTAGAGCGTGGGGATGCCAGGAATCTTCGGGGGTCGTCCGTTCTTCACGCCGCCTTCCTCCTTCGTTCCTTCACGGGCTCCGGAGTCGCGAACGCGGCCGCCTTGATCTCGACGAGCTTCACGTTCGCGACCACGAACGCATCGACCTCGCCCTCGCGCCAAACAGCCGGCATCCCGCGGTCGAGCAGGAAGCGGCGAACGACGCGCTTCGGGTTCGTGCCCTTCGGCGGGTTCTTGCCGAGCATGAGCTTCCGCGCCGTCTTCGTCGGGACGAGCCGCTCGACGACGAGTCCCGCGCGGGTCGCGAGCGCGAGCTTGATCGCGCCCGATACCTCGCCGATTCGCTCGCGCTCGAACTTCGCCCCGAAGGCGTACCCCTCGGCCAGCGCGACCGTGCATCCGTGCCGTTGCGCGAACGCGAGCACGTCGGTCGTGATGCGGTGCAGGCGCCCGATCCGGAGCTGCTCGGATGCGCCCTTCTCGACCGGATCGCCGGTAGTGAGCCGGGCGACGCGACTCCAATCCGCGTTCCACGCCGCCGGGACCGCGACCATCGCACAGGCCGAGAGCGAGATATCGAGCGCCAGCACCACGGTGTTCACGCCGGCACGTCTCCGTTCTCTTCCGGAGCCTCGACGGTGTCGCCCGCGGTCGGCTCGTCGTCGAGCTCGTCGGATTCCTGCTCCTCGGCCGCAGTCGGTTTGCTCTCCGGAAGGTCGTCAGGGTGGCGCGAATTCGGTTCTGTCTTCGCGGCCGCCGCCTTCGGCTTCGGGAGCTCGAGCTGGCGCTCCGACGCGTTCATTGCGCGTTCGAACGTCTGCGTGTTCGTGTCCATCCTGTACTCGACGACGCTGCCGACCCGGTACTTGAAGTGCCGCTCGCAATCGACCTCGCGGAACGTGGCGCCGTCGTTGATCTCCTGCGAGAGCCGCGAGATCTCGGCGTCGATCTGCTTGATCTCCGCCTTCAAGTGGGCGGTCGCGCTCTTCGCGGCCTCGACGCGGAGCGCCTTCTCGCTGAGCTTGTGCGCTACCTGCTTCGCCTTGTCGTTCAGCTCGTCGGACGAGAGCTCGCAGCGCATGTTCTGACGGAAGCGCTCGATCTTCGTGTCGGGCTGCTGCTTGTCGGTCGCGCTCTTCGCCTTCGGCTTCGACGCGCGCGGCGTCTTCTCTTTCGGTCGCTTGCTCGGGGACTTCTTTCGATTGGCCATGCTTACCTCCTGCGCGCCTTCACGGCGCCGTGACTCGTGCGGCGACGCGCTCACCCGTCAGCAGCTCTCTCGCCTCCGGATGCGCGCGGCGCATTTTCCTGAGCGCCGATTGAATGATCTGGCCGACGCGCGCCTTGGTGATGCCGAGCTCCTTGGCGATCTCCTCGATCGTCGCAGCAGGCTCGATGCCCGCGACCTCGACCCCGGCCACGCGCAGACGCTCCTCCATGGGATCGAGCTGCCGCTCGTGTGCGTAGTGGCCACGCCGCTTGCGCGCGTACGCGACGTTCTGCGCGATGATGCGTTTGCGGTTGCGCCGGTAGTACTGCTTGCTGCTCATCGGGCCGCGAGTCCTTTCAGGCACGCGAGTAGGCGTTCGAGGGCATCGTCGGCGTGAACGGTGATCTCGTCGGCGGTGCGCGGCCCGCGGTCCTCGAGCTCCAAGCCAGCGGTCGCCCAGCGACCACCGTAGGTCACCTCGGCCTTTTCGCCGAATACGCGGCGAGCCTCGACCAGGCAGAGACCTGGGAGTGCAAGCGCGCGATCAACGTTCTTCAAGCCACCCTCCTTCCCGCCTGCAACCCGAGCGCGCGCCAGGCCTTCGCGACGTCAGCCCGCGCGCCGACCATGAGCCGGCGGGAGCGGGCGAGGAGAGTGTCGACCTCTGTCATCGCTTCTCGAGCTCCTTCGTCCAGCGCCACCGACCGAAGCCGGTAGCTGCGCCGTCGTAGACCGAGAACATCAAATCCTTCGGATACAAGTCCTTTGCGCCGACGAAGCGAATGCGATCCGTCGCGTAGACGATCGCGTGCGGCCGAACGTGCTCCCAAAACCAGTTCGTCCCGATGCTCGCCGGCGTGAGCATGATGATGCGGCACCGTGGCGACGCTTCCTGCGCGCACTTCGCGGCGAACTCGGGGATCCGATCAAATGGCGGGTTGAGCCAGAGCAGTCCACCGAGGTGACGCCATTCCTGATGGAGCGCATCCTCGTGCGCCGAGAAGAATTGCTTGGACCGGCCGCCGTTCACGTTCCGCACGACGCAGTTGTCGTCGCTCGCCGCGAGGTCGAACTCGAGCTTGCCGAATCGGTGCTCGACCGCGTCGATGACCTCCCACGGCGTGCCGTAGTCCTGGCGGCTTTCACTCGGCTTTTGCGCCGGCATCTTCCGGCGCTTCGGCGCATCGCTCCCATCAGCCATTTGGGTCCGTCTCCTCGGTGTGTACGAGCGCCGCAAAATCCTCGACCGCGAGCGGCCGGTCGGTGAGCGGCGCGACGCTCGCGTCTCTCAATGTCGGCGCCTCGTCTCGCGCGTCCCGCGCGCCGGCCTCAACGCGCTCCACGCGCAGCGTGAGCAGCGAGCAGCGCGCGCGCACGAAGTCCTCGAGACACTCGAGGTGCTGGACCGCGCCGACGCGCGTCCGGAACACGAGCGGCAACCCCGCGGGTGGGCTGACGGCGAAGAGGGCATCGCCTTCCTTCATGGTTCCGCTCCGATGCTACGGGTCACGTAGGTCAGGTGTTCACGTTCGTAGAGGGCCATCGCGGCCGTCATGCCCGGCGACATCCCGTGATCGATGTAGAAGACGCGCTTGTGCGCGAGTCGGCGCCACACGAGCCCGGCGGCGATGCCGAGCGCTCGTTCCTCCGGGATCCGGTCGTCGAGCGCGCCCGGAATCATCTTGTGCGAGGCGTAGGGCGTCTCGCCGCGGTCCAGGCAATCGCGGATGCAGCGATCGAGATAGCGGACGTTCCGCGCGTACTCCTCGTCAGAGCCGGTCTCGCCCTTGAACGGCGACTCGATGATGGTCGGGATCACGAGCGCACCTCAGAGGTTTGCGGAACGGACTCGGTCGGCTCTGTCTTCGGCAGCAGCGTGACAACCCCGTCGCGGCAGCGTTCCGCGAACGTCCGCCGGATCTCGTGGAGCTCGCTCAGATAGAGGCCGCGCGCGCCACTCGCGAGCATCTCGGCCTCGGAGCGATCGAAAAACATGTCCCATGCAGCGCTCATGATCCCGACGCCTCCGCGCGCCGGAGCTCGACGACGATGCGGCGAGCGGTCCTGACGCGAGCCTCGGCGCCGAGCCAATGGCACGAGGCGCCGCCCGAGAAAGCGCCTACGGTCGGCGAGAGCGCGTGCTCGCGACAGCGCCAGCCGTGATACCGGAGTTGGCGGATCGCGCACCGCGCCTCCGCGGCGATCGACCCGTCCGTGCCTGCGTCGAGCGCCCACGCCTCGCGGCACGCGCTCTGATGCAATTGCCAGCTTCCGCGCGCTTTCCCGCCGTCACATTCACCCGCGCGGCAAACGCCATGCACCACGCCACTGGCGAATCCGCTCTCGTGCAGCCCGAGCGCGACGAGCAGCGCGGCGTCCGTGGTGTCGCGCGACGCTTCAGCAATCGCGATAGCGACAGGAGCGAGCGCACGTTCGCGCTGCTCGCTCGTCGCGTGACGGTCCGCCCACGCGGGATGCTGGAGGAGCACTACGAGGATTGCAGCGGACGAGGCGGTCACCACGCCACCTCCGTGCTCGGAGCCGGATGCTCACCCCAATCCGTCGCCTCGCCGGCCTTGCCGATCGCGTACAGCGCGCCCTTGCGCAACAGCGATGCGGGCGCTTCGAGGCACTGGTAGACGCCGAGCCAGAAGCGCTGTTCGAGCGTGCTCCCGTCCTTCGCCCATTGCTCGCGGCGGGCCTCGTCGAGGCGCACGAGCACGAGCGCGCCCTCGACCGCCAGGTCGGCAGCGACGAGCGCGCCGAGCAGGCCAGCGGCAACGACCGCGCGTGCAAGCGGGAACGGACCCGGCTCGGGCGCCATCGGTGAGCCGGGACGCCGGACCGCGAAGGGCCGGCGCCGTGGTTCGTAGGTGTAGCCGTCGTCGAATCTCATTCGCTTTCCTCCGTGATGTCGGTCGCGCCGACGAGGTCCGTCACTCCGTGCGCACCGCCCTTGCAGACGTGCCGCGAGATGCGCGCGGCCTTCGTCGGCGCCGCGATGCGCGCGTCGATCTCCGCTTCGGGCGTCGCGTGCGTGGCGGGGCCCGTCTCGATCGCATTACACAACCGGCAACGCCAGAGACTCACGACCACGAGACACCTCCCGCGAACGCGAAGACGAGGGCGAGCAGGACGAGGGCGGTCAAGAGGCCCTCCGACGTTCAGCGAGCCGCCCCGCGAGCTCCGCGGTTACCCTGCGATGGCACGGCCGACACAACGTGCGGAGCCCGTCGAGCGAGCAGCACCCGCCGCCCTCCGCGACCGGTACGACGTGGTCCATCTCCCAAGCGCCGTGCATCCCGACGACGGCCGGACAGAGCGCGCACTGGCCGGCGTCACGCTCCCAGACCTTGCGGCGCGCATAGCCGGCGTTGCTCCGTAGCTTCCACTCGTGGACGCAGGCCTCGCCGCAGAACGTCCGTCGCTTCGACGCGCACTCGGTCTCGCACCAGCGGCAGAGCGGGAGGCCCGCCGGGCTCTTCAGCAGCTCGTGCGAGTCCGCGCCCGGCATGACCCGCGGGGGGATGCCGGCCTCGAAGGCCTCGAGCTCACGGCGCGCGGCCGCGAGGGCGAGCGCGTACTCCTTGCGATGCTTCCGCTCCCATGGCTGGAGCGTCGAGCGGCCCGCGTAGTAGCTCAGCCGGTGCTCCCGGATCTCGACCTCGGAGCGGAGCGCGCCGAGGAGCGTCGAGGGGAGGCGACCCGTCATCGCCGCACCGCCTTCGCGAATTCGACGGGGGCGTTCAGCGCTTCACGAACGCGTGCGCGGTGGATGGCAACCGTACGGACCAGGTCGGCGACCCGCGCCCGCGGGAAGAGCTCGCGAAGAAACTCCGTCTCGACGACGAAGGGCAGGGGCCAGCGGTCCCGCGGTGGCACGCCCCGCGAGCGGACGGGGATGAGCCAGCCGCGGCGGCGGGCGAGTCGGAGCAGGTGGACGTCGAGGGCGCTCACTATCGGCGGCCCCCGACAAGGCGAGCCGACGGGGCGACGGGGGCGCCCTCGAGCAGGAGCCCGCCCTCCCGGACCAGTTCATGAAGCCGCGCCTTCGCGAGGGGGCTCTTCCCCGCCCGGTAAGCTACGCTGGTCGCCTCGCGGACGAGGGCCCCGAGCCGGTCATCCCGCGCCGTGGAACGCCGGTGGAATTCCTCGACTGCAAGTCCCGAGAATCCTTCGAGGTGTGCCGGATTCGTAAACCGTAGGTCTCGAGTTCGAATCTCGAAGGTGGCTCGATACTTAGACGCGGCGGCGTCTCCATCGTGGAATTCCACGGTCCGCGCCGCCGCTCCTCGCAACGTCTCGTTGAGGAAGTGCGCGTACCGCTCGGTCGTCTTGATGCTCGCGTGACCGAGAAGGTTCTGAATCTCCGGCAGCGTCCACGCCGGGCCCCACCAGCCGGCGAGCAGCGATGTCGCGCACGTGTGCCGGAGGTCGTACCAGCGGAAGTCATCCGCGAGGCCGGCCGACTTGACCCAGTCCTTCCAGTGCGTGGGGAAGCTCGAATCGGCGCGACGATCGTTCGTGCGCGGTGCGGGGAAGACTGCGTCGCACTTGCCCTTGCGCGCGCGCTCCGCGGCTCGGAACGCTTCGAGCGCGAGACCGAACAACGGAAGACGGCGCACGCGGCCCGTCTTCGTCGGCTTGCCGTCGCGTGAGTAGCGGATCGTCACCTGCAGTGCGTCGAAGTCGACGTCGTCCCAGGTCAAGCGCCACTGTTCGGAGTTGCGCAGACCGAGCCCGAGCGCGGCGGCTACCGCCGGCCATTCCTCGGCCTCGACGACTTCAAGGAGCGCGAGCTGTTGATCCGGCATCGCGACATGCCACGGGTCATCAGAGCGAGCGTCGTCCGCCTTCGCGACGCGCACGTCGCGCGCTGGGTTCTCGTCGAGCAGCTCGTCCTCGACGGCGTCCTTCAAAACTTGTCGGAGGATGTTCAGCGCGTTGCGCCGCGTTTGCGCGGCGAGTCCCTTGTCCTGCAACCAAAGGAGCCAATCGCGCACGTGGCGCTTGCTCAGGGAACGAATGGGGATCTTCGCGATGGGATGCTGCTCGACATAGAGCGCCCACACATTCCCCTCGTTGTCCTTGTCGCGTGTCCGGCGACGCTTCTCGAAGCCTTCCCACAGCGATTCAAGTAGCGGACCCTTGCCCTTCACGGGGAAGGGCTTCGCGAGAGCGAGCTCCGCTTCGCGCTCGGTGTCGAACGTGCCGATGCCGCGGTACTTCCCGGTGCTCGGATCGATCTTCCGCGCGCGGAAGCGTCCCGACTTGAGCGCCTCGATCGTGCCTTCCCTCACGCCGCAATCCTCCGCGCCCGCTCGAGGCGCTCTGCGTTCTCCTCCTCGTCGTCCTTCGACCACAGCGAGCGGACCATGTCGAAGACGTCGTCGAGCGTCAGGTCGAGCGTCACCGAGCCGGAGCCGCCGCACGTATCGCACCAGTCCGGATCGACGCCGTCCTCACCGAACCCGTGGTGGTAGCCCTTGCCGGCGCAGCGCTCGCAGGTCTCCGATACGGAGACCATGCCGTTGCCTACGTGGCAAATCCGATCCTCGCCGACGGCCTTCGTCGCAAGCTTGAGCGCCGCGGTGTCGAGGCGGTCCGCGATGCGAACGAGCACCAAGGCGGAGATGAAGCGGAGAGCCTTCATGCCGCCTCCCGAATCCGCGCCTGCACGTCCGCCGGCACCTTCCAAAAGCCCAGGGCTCCCTTGCACGGAACGAA